CTGAAGATAAGCAAATGTTTGACGAGCTTAGAGGACTTTCTCAGGCTGTTATCCAGAATGGTGGCTCTCTCTACGATGTTATTGAGCTTTACAGCACCAAGTCTATGAGAGCTATGAAGAAGGTGTTTAAAGAGTTGAGAGACAGACAAATGCAAATGCAAGATCAGCAAATGCAAACTCAACAGCAACAGATTGACCAGCAAAGAGAAATTGCAGCTGCTCAGCTTCAACAGGCTCAGCTTCAGAAAGAGCAAGACATTGCTAATGAGAACTATCAGAACGAACTGGACAGAATTAATAAGAAAGAAATCGCTCTGATTGCTGCTGAATCAAAAGCAGGTCCTCTCTCTGATGTGGATGAGAGTGGCACCCCTGATGTTCTAGAGATTAACAAACTTGTTGCTGAACAATCTCGTACAGCAAGAGACTATGAAATGAAAATGGCAGACATTCAAGGTAAGAATGTCCAGAATCTTCAGAAGCTTGAGATTGAAAGAGAGAAGCTGAAGGTGGCTAGAGAAAATCAAAAGAACGACCTTGAGATAGCAAAATTGAACGCTAAGAACCGAGGTGCAAAATCTAAATAATGTTTGATAGGCTAATTGACCTAATCACAGAGTGGATTGAACAGCTGCTTCCCTTCTTTATCGTTAGAGATTTTGAGGAAGCAGTTGTTCTACGCTTTGGTAAGTTCCACAAAACAGTTAAACCTGGTTTCCACTGGCGCATCCCGTTTGTGGATCAGCCTATGGAACAGCACGTTGTGGTCACAACCATAAGCCTAGCCCCCCAGAGTCTTTACACTAAAGACAAACAGAACATTGTGGTGAAGGGGGTGATTAAGTACAGAATAGCTGATATTCAGACATTTATATTAGAAGTGTATGATGCTCAGGACGCTATATCAGATATGACACAGTCTATTATTAAGAACATCATCATGGACAAAACCCTAGATGAGTGCATAGACACTGAGATAGATAACACCCTCACGAAGAAAGCTAGAGTGGAAGCTAGAAAATGGGGGGTGGAAATCCAACAGGTAACCCTCACTGACCTAGCCCCAATCCGCTCTTACAGACTTATAAACGACACGGTGATAAACAAACTTGATTAGAGTGATTTACATTAATGCTATATTATATGTGAAAAACATTCATATAGATGCATAACTCTTTGCTATTCAATAATCTCTGACTATTTTTACACGCGTAAAACCAATTTAAACAAACTACATATGGCTGAGAACCTAGATACCCCGTCATTCGGTAACTTTAGTATTGAAAATACTATGGAGATGGGACCTGGAGGTGCAGAGCTCCTCAACGATCTTATGTCTCCTGAGACATCAACAGGCAATCCTGATGATATCCAGAAGATTGTAAAAACTGCTGAGCCCCCTGCTCCAGATCCAAAACCCGATGTTCCTAAAGGAAAAGAAGTTGTTCCTAAAGCAGATGGTGAAGAATTCACTGGTCAAGATCTCATATCAAGCTTCCTCGGTGATAACACTGATGGAGAAGAAGATTCAGAAGAGGTTGATCCTCAACCAGTTAAGAAGAAAGCTCCTGCTGCACCAGCAGCTGAAGCTACTCCTGCTGCAGAAGAAAACGAGAATGAAGATGGTGAAGGAGAAGAGCAAGTGAGTCAATTCACAGCTTTGTCTCGTGACCTTTTCAAACTTGGTGTGTTTTCACAAGATGAGGATGAGGAAGATGTAAACATCTCCACTCCTGAAGAGTTCCTTGAACGCTTCCAAAGTGAGAAGAAAAAAGGAGCAGTTGAGATGGTGCAAAACTTCATTGGTCAGTTTGGCGAGGATTATCAACAAGCGTTCGAGGCTATATTCGTTAAAGGCGTTAGTCCAAAAGAATATTTTGGTACATATAATAACGTGGTGGGCTTTTCTGAAATGGACCTTTCACAAGAAAGCAATCAAGTGAGAGTGATCAAGCAAGCATTAGCTGACCAGGGTTTTGAAACCGAAGACATTGATACTGAGGTGGAAAGACTCAAAAACTATGGTGATCTTGAGAGCGTAGCTACAAAACACCATAAAGTGCTTGTTAAGAAGGAAGCCCAGAAACTTGCTCAAATGGAGCAAAAAGCTGAACAAGAGCTCCAACAAAAACAAGCAGTAAAAAACCAATACATCCAGAATGTTCAGGGAGTCCTACAGGACAAACTGAAATCTAAGGAGTTTGATGGAATACCCATCAATCCCAAGTTGGCAAACGAACTACAAGACTTCCTGCTGGTAGATAAATACAAGACAGCAAGCGGTGAGACCCTCACTGATTTCGACAAAACCATCTTGGAATTGAAGAGACCTGAGAACCATGCAACAAAGGTGAAAGTTGCCCTCCTGCTTAAAATCCTAGAAAAAGATCCCACCCTATCTACCATCCAAAGAACAGGCGTTTCAAAGAAATCAAACGAGCTGTTTGGGGAAGTGGCTAGACAGGTGACTAAAACTAAGACAAGCAGTGTTAGTGGTCAACCAGCCAAACAAAATTCATGGTTCTTATAAATTTTAATAAATAAAAGGATAACAAAATGGCAATTCAAACAATCCCAGGTCTAACTGGCTTCACGTATGCTCGTGTCGCATCTATGGACAAGCGTGCTGTGGGTAAGCTAACTGACGCTAACCACCTGGAGAGCTTTCACTCAACTGAGCCTGCTGATTACGATAAGAAAATCATCAGCCTCTACACACAGAGCTCTCTTTACAGCAACGACTTTCTTGACATGATCAACAAAAGCACGCCTTATTACATTGATAATAATAGCGATGCTTGGAAATGGCAAGTAGCTGTTCCCTACAAATTCCCTAAGATTATCGACATCCCTGCTGCTACAGCTGAGCTGAGCAAGCCTGGTATCGATGGTCAAGAGTTCCAATTGGTAATTGACACAAACGAGTTCTCTAAGAACGCAATCGTTTCTGTTGGTTCTCGCCAATATGGTCCTCGCTTTTACGTTATTAAGGATCCAGTTCCTTGGAACATGGGCTTCCTTTATAGCTTCACTTTGGTTACAGACAATCCAACTGTAGACTTCGTTAGCTCTACCTTCTTGCAAGTGGGCATTGAACTTGAGTTGGTTGATGCTGCAATTGGTGAGTTCGATCAAGATCTTTTAGGTCTTCCTCGTTTGGGTGAGCAAATCACAATGTTTGAATCTTTGGGTTCTGCATATGGTTTTGAGCACAAAATCACTGAGTGGGCTGATGACAAAATGATGCGTGACTCTGCAGGTCGTCCTTTGGACATCCTTGTATATGCACCTCAGCGTCGTAACCAACTTCCTTTAACTCGTAACGATGTTAAATGGGAGCCATTTATTGAGTTCTGGATGCGTAAGTCTATGCTTGAGTTGAAAGTTAAGCGTATGATTTGGTCTCGTCCTGGTACTGTTAAGACTAACGGTAGCAAGCAAGAACTTAAGCGTACCTCTGCTGGTGTTTACCACAGAATGCGTAATAACGGTAACCTTGTTCAGTACAACCGTGGAGAATTCACTGCAAACTTGATTCGTTCAGTGTTTGGTGACTTGTTCTATCGTCGTGTGGATGTTAAGGACCGTCGTGTTAAAATGTACACTAACGAAGCAGGTTTTGACGTATTCCAACAAGCTTTGAAGACAGACGCTTTGAACAGTGGTCTTACCTTCATGGCTGATTCTGGAAACCGTTACATGCAAGGAGAAGGACAACACATCACTTACAACTTTGCATTCGATGCAATGGTAACTCGTGAGACTGGTCGTGTTGAACTTATTCACTTGAAAGAACTTGACCTTCCTCAAACTAACCTTGAATTCGGTCAGAACAAGAAGAGCACTCCAGTATTTATGGTATTCGACGTGTCTCCAATGTCTGATGGTTCTTTGGTTAATAACATCCGTGAAGTTCGTATGAAGGGTGCACCTTCTATGACTTGGGGTTATATCGATGGAACTCGCCACCACTTAGGCTTTGCTAAGTCTCAGGGTATGAGCTCTGCGAACAAATTCCCAGGATACGAAATCTGGATGAAGGATCGTTGTGATGTATTCATTGAGGACTTGTCTCGTACAGTTCTTATTGAGGAAATCCCACAATTCTAAGGAACCACTCTAAGGATAGTATCCTTAGACTCCTATATCGAGAAGAGATTGCCCCCCACATCCCCGTGGGGGAGCTCTTCTCACTTACAGAGTGGTTGGACTGGGGTGTCTCCCAATCGCTGTCCCTTCGGTGGGAATCACTCTGCGAATAAACCAAATAAAATAAACTACATATGGGTAAGTTAGGTAAAATCTCAACTATTAAGAAGGAGTATAACAACTCACAACTTCAAACAATGCAAGGCGGTCTTTCACTAAAAGGCCTAACACGTATTCCTGGTACAGGGGTATTTAAGTATCCTTACAAGGAATTGGATGGACAGTACAGAACAGGACTTGATCCTAATGCTAGTTACATCCGTAGAATCTCTGATCCTCTTGAGAGAGAACTGGAGACTGAGCGTGTTAAGAATCTTAGAGACAAATTGCAAGCTGCATTGGGGGATGTTGACTTAGGTCCTCGTTCTAGTTTCTGGAACTATGGATTGTCTACATCAACAAGTGATACACTGCACGTTCAGCCTGTAAAACTTTTGGATGGTGATAACTTCTTCGATCTTTCTATTCCTTTTCAGGAATTAGCCTTCTCATGGCTTCGTGTTCATCCAACAATTGCAAGCTCTTATCAAGCTTGGGAGCGTGGTGAATATCCAGCTGAAACTCAGTTCTATGTAGCTGATGATGAAATCGAGAATGCTGTTCTGTTCAAGAAAAAGCAAATGATTAACAAGGCTATTGTTAAGTTTGACGGAATGACTCCTGAAAGAAAAAGAAAAGTGGCACGTTTGTTGGGATTACCTGTGACTGATGATACTAAAGAGGAAGCAGTTTACAATCTTGTAGACAATGTCCTCAAACAAACCGAGTTTAAAAACGGTAAGTATCAAGGACTCAATCCTGTTGAAGTGTTCACACGCTTTGCAGATATGAAGGATAACTTACTCCATATCAAAGACTTAGTGAAGCAAGCTATCACCCATTCCATATATAGATCTAAACCTAACGGTAAAATATATGAAGGTGAGTTTGAAGTAGCTAAGGATGAAGATGATTTGATTAAGATGCTCTCTGACGATGATAACCAGGATCTCCTGTTAACACTTGAAGGAAAGCTGAAAACTAAGAAATTAGCTGCAGTATGATACCAGTAGACAGTTTGTTGTACAAGATCGACCAAAAACTAAATAAACTGTCAACCAATATTCACCAGCAGATAAACTTAGAAGATAAGATCTTAGCACTCAATGAGGCTCAGATAAAGCTGATAAAACAAAAGGTTGATGGTTTTAGTGTAGTGAGCGGAATGGGACTTGATGCTTTTAAGAAGCGTTATGAGGACCTTCAAAGCTTGGTCGTAACATACAACCATCAACCTCTTGATCTCACTCTCAAGAATAAAGAACTAAATCAATGGTTTGCTAATCTGCACCTGCTTGTTCCTAAGTATATGTTCTACATCGATAGTTATATACTTGCTGACAAAGGGGTGTGTAAGGATAGAAAGATCTGGATAAACAGAGACTTGGCTAAACATGGTGACCTTCAGTTCATTCTGAATAATACCCATTACAAACCAAGCTTTGAATACCAAGAGACTTTCAACTTCCTTTCGACAGATGAAATATCCATCTTTACAGATGGTACATTCACTCCTAGTAAGATATATATGTCTTATATGAGATATCCAGTGTATATAAATGCAGAAGGGTATGTCATGCTAGATGGCCAACCATCATTTAATCAAGACTGCGAACTTGAACTCTATCTAGAGGATGAGTTGTTAGACTTGACAGTACAAAACCTAGCAATGTACACAGAGAACGCTGCTGCTGTTCAAAGTGCACAGTTCAGGATACAGACAAACGAATAATATTTTTAATCACCTAAAATAAAGCAAAATGGCTGATTTTTCATTAACTACGCTCTTCGTAGTACCAGTAGGGCAAACTGCGCTCCCTAGCTCTGGATCTACGCAAAACTTGAGCGCTGGCCAAGTGGGCATTTTCAAAAATGACTACACTCTGGCTACAGCAGCTAACATCGCTGCTGCTCCTTACTTTTATATTGCGCAGGGCCGTACAAACACTTATCTGCAAGGCTCTAAGCGTTCAGATAAGATTAAAGGCTGTCCTTCTGGTGCTGGTTGTAACAGCAATGTAACTGAGTGGTACAAAGTGGACGGTTGTCCTACTCCTCTCACTCAAATTACAGATGTTGTTAACTGGAACGCACAGTGTGGTGATATCATCACTGTTACACTTCGTGCTCACTCTAGCTACCTTGACACCTTGTACTTCAACGGTTTCACTCGTTCAGTAACTGTAAACGCACCTTGTTGTGATTGCGGTGGTGATCCTTGTACTAACGTTGATGTACCTGCTTTGATTGATGATGTTATCTATCACTTCAATCTTCAAGCTCCTGGTAACAACCCTGACAACATCACTTTCTCTGACTTCTATCAGTTCCAGAGAATTGGTAACGACCAAAACGCATTCTTGCGTATCACTGGTAAGCCTCTTACCAAATATGGTCAGCCTTGTGATGTGGCAGCATTTCCTTTCGAGTATGACAGAATGTGGTTCCGTACATTCGTGTTCAGCGGACCTGCAACCACAGCTGACTTCATTGTAGCTGATCCTTGTAACACTGTTGCTGATCCTGTTGTAGTACAGCGTTCTTCTTACGCTTCTGGTACTTCTGCAGAGATTGCACAATTGGAGAAAAACTTCTACAGCTACCAAGCTGGTTACTTGAAGCATCTCTACAGGATGAATGGTTACAATGAGAACTTTGAAAGCTGGGTGAGTGATGGTACAACTTATACCACCTACTACATCAAGTTTAATGAGTTCGACAAGTCTGCTTATCAGTGGGGCGATTATATCTATGAAGACAGCACAGTAATCCTTGCTGTTGAAAAAGATAGCGCTATGGAAACCGCTCTTGAGGCAGTTCTTGTGGCAGGTCTTGGTGCAGTTGTTTCTCAGAATGGTGCGTGTGTAACGACCACTTCTACAACAACCACTGTATGGCCTTCTACTACTACAACATCAACCTTGATTCCGTAATAGTAGGCAAGTAACATAGATTATATAACCTAAGCCAGAGGTGAGAGGATACTACTCAATCCTCTGGCTTATTTATTTAAAGCAACATGGCAGATTTAAAACTAGACATATTAGTAATCCCAACATACAATGTGACAACTCTTGGGGTTGCTGATGCTTCCGTTTACCCAACTAATCCACCTGTTGTTTCTGGTGCTACAATTGAAATTACGGTTCCTGGATTTGGAACGTTCTTTAAACCATTCAGTGTTAACGACTTCAACATATTTACCACGTCAAACTTAGGAATAAGCCCCGTAGGTGTAGATCAACCTCTACCTGATGGAGTTTATCGTTTAAAATATTCTGTAGCTCCTGCATACATAAACTTCGTAGAGAAGTCCATCATGCGTGTAGAACAATTACAGGAGAAGTTTGATGGAGCGTTTATGAAGCTTGATATGATGGAATGTGATAGAGCTATCAAAACACAAGCATTTGTGGATCTCAACTCTATCAACTTCTTTATGCAGGGGGCCATTGCTGCTGCAAACAACTGTGCTGATCTTGAAGCAACAAAGCTTTATAATCAGGCAGATATGATGCTGAATAACTTTATAAAAAACAATTGTGGTTGCTCTGGAACCAACTACGTAATAAACTTTTACTAATATGGCTATGTGTAGAAACTGTGGAGCTAAAGTTGGATGTGGATGTCAATTGATTAACGGTCTTTGTGCAGCATGTAATGGTGCTATAAAACAAGGAAGAAAACTTATAGGAAATGTTATCACCCAGGCTTACAAGTTGTCCAGAATGCGCTAGTATTCCAGCACTGATTGCTGATATAGATTGTAAACTAGCTTCTCTTGCAAACAACTTATACAACAATGTTGTATTTATGTTGAACCAGCCTGTACCTGGAGGGGCAATGCTGGCTCTTATAAACTACAGAAGAATACTTGCTTATAAGTATTGTAACCCCGATTATGCTGCTCCATTCACGGTGAACATGATTGCGAGTAGAGTAAAACTTTTAAAATATAAATAAATGTCCAACATTTGTTCAAATTGCTATAACGGTTGTGTAGAAACAACATCTGATCAATGTGTAAGATATACGGGTGTAGATGTTCCTATTTTGGGAATCAAGACAGGAGACTCTCTTTCGTATGTTGAGCAAGCATTGATTACATTTCTCACATCTACGCTTGATGGAAGTGGAATAATCCTACCCATCAACCCTCAAATTATTTGCGAGATTGTAAGTAAGAATCTTGTATCATGTGAAGACCTTAGTCTTCCAAACGTAATTAGTGCAATCATCCAAGCTGTATGTGAATTAGACACACGCGTTACTGCTCTAGAGGATGATTTTGCTGCTTTAGAAGCATCTTACAGTGTAGGATGTCTTACAGGTGTAACTGGTTCCTCTGGAACACATGCAATCCTGCAAGCTGTTATTACAAAGCTTTGTGGCTTAGAAGTGGAGCTTGATGCTCTTGCTCTTGATGTAGACACAAACTACGTTAAGCTTGCTGACCTCAACTCTCTAATTGCTGCATATTTAGCTAGTGTTGGAACTAGCAGTAAGTATTACAACCGCATGGTTCCTTATGCTGTTGTAGAATACTATGGCACATTGACAGGTAAGTTTGATGGTACAGGTGCTGGTATAGTTGGAACTGATTGGGAAAAGATTTATCTGTGTAATGGTAACAACGGCACTCCTGATAAAAGAGGACGTGTACCAGTTGGTGCTACAACAGGTATGGGTGGAGGAGCTTTCAATCCTGCAGTGGATCCTGGTGTAGCTGGTAATCCTGCTTATGCCTTATTAGGAACTGCTGGTTCTAATAGTGTAACTCTTTCAGCTACAGAAATTCCTGCTCACTCTCACTTGGCTACAGCCACTGTATCTGATCCTGGACACTTGCATACAATTGCATACGCCCATGGACAAGCTGACCAGAATGAACCTGGTGTATATGGTGACCTTATGGATATGAATGGCACAAAGAGTTCGTCCACTAGCACAAACACAGCAGTTACAGGAGTTTCTGTGGCAGTGAGTGTTGGTTCTACAGGAGGCGGATTAGCCCACGCTAACTACCAGCCTGGTCTGGGATGTTACTACATTATGTATATTCCTTAACAGTTAAACTCTTTATATAAAATGATATACCTTCCACAAAATCCATGCTGTACAACGATTCCAGTTGTTACCTGCGGATGTGATCCTTGTAGTACGCCCCTTACACCAACTAACAATGTTACATACAGCGGACCTAATTTATCTTGTACATTAATCGCAACATATGACACAGCAACCGTGGCTTTCCAAAAGATTGACACTCAAATCTGTAGTCTTAAACAACAGATCTACAATCTTCAGGTGGCCTTAGGTAATTGCTGTCCAACCACTACAACAACATCTACTTCTACAAGTTCGACAACAACAACCACAACAACCATCGCTTGTCCTTCTTGTTTGTTCTATTCTGTGACTAATTCAACGTTGTCACCTGTTAGTATATCCTACTACCAGTGTGGAGGAACTCTTGTAAACACTTCTGTAGCGGGTCCTAGCATCATCTATGTATGTGCTTGCGCAGGAACATTAGTTGTGCCTCCTGTACCAGGTGTGTCATCAGCTAATCTTGGGGCATGTCCTACAACAACCACTACAACAACTGTAGGGTAAAGTAATAAAAAAGCTCTGTTTGTTGGTTTTCAGAGCTTCTCCCTAGGGTTTCTACCCTGGGGAGTTTTTTATTTATAACCAACTTGGTTAGAATGGATAACGGGAAAGGTTAAAATAATTTGGAAAATATCAAAAAACCTTCGTACCTTTAGGGCAATTTTAATTATAAAAAGTTGCAAATGCCTGAAAATCAATCTCTTCTGCAACAGCTGGAGCAAATGCTTCACTGGAAAAAGAGCAAAAAGTTCTATGCAGACAAACTAAACATCACAGAAAATGAGGTGGATGAGTTACTGAGGGAGTTGAAAGGATCAGAAGAAATACAGAATGACGCTGAGATTTCAAACTATATTGGAGAGCTAGAAGACCATGTGGTAAGGTTTTTGGAGGATGTGCAGAAGGGAACAGGTGAGGTGGTGTTCAACTCTAAAGATGAAATCAAAAGCTTAGATGAGTTAATCGAGAAGTGCAATATTGACACAGAGAAGTGGGAGATAACTAAATACGTACAGAACTACTGGGGTAATGGTAACCAGCCTCACTGGCAGGTGAAAGCTTGGTTGGGTAAGAAGAAAGATGAGCAAGTGTTTCAGGACAGCTTTGTATCCTTCCTAGAAACCTATCAACCAGCATCTCCAGAAATAATGGCTCCCAAATATGAGAAAGGTAAGAAAGATGCTTGCCTAATCATTAACAAACAGGATTCCCATTTAAACAAGCTAGACATAGGAGGAGAGAACGATATAGACCAACGCTTTGGTGATTTCATCCAGAGGGTGGAAATAATCCTAAATCAATCTTCTCTATCTAACAATCTCACAGACATCAAATACATCATTGGTTCTGATGAGTTCAATAGTGAATTCACTAACACAACTACAAAGGGAACTCCCCAACAAAACATCCTTTCATACCACGATGCTTTTCAGGCAATATGTGATCATGAGGTGAGCGTGATAAACCTGCTCCTTCAGAAAGGAGAAAATGTGGATGTTATATTTGTAGCTGGTAATCATGATGAATATGTAGGATGGCATTTAGCCAGTTGGTTACAAACCTACTTCAGAAACGAGGAGCGTGTGTTCTTTGACATCTCTCCAAGATATAGGAAGTATGTAAGCTATGGCACCTCAGCATTAATGTTCAATCATGGAGATGCTCTGAAGCCTGCAAAGCTTGCTGGTTTATTCCCTATGGAATTTAAAAGTGAGTGGTCAGATCATGAGAATTTCTACATATTTACAGGTGATAAACACCATGAAATGAGTCTTGATTTCAATGGTATTAAGTTCTATCAGCTCCCTGCATTCTCTACAGCCAAAAGTGGCTGGGATGATAAGAATGGATACACCATCACTAAAGGTGAGGTGACTGGGTTCTTGATAGATTTACAAGACGGAATAACGAATATATTCAAACAGTATTTATAATGTCAACTTTTAGGAAGTTAGTTTCAGATGTACGCTCTATGCACAAGTTGCTCTCCACGGACAACTTGATCACGGATAGAGCTGTCATGTCTGAAATTAAGAACAATGCCTTCCTCCTGATAAAGCGTGAGACTAATCTGAGGAAGTTATGGGCAACCGATACAGTTTTTACCACCATTCCCTGCTTGGAGATGGTGGAAGTTCCTATTTCTGAGTGTTGTGATTATGCTGATCCTTGTACAGTGGCTAGAACAAAGTTCAAGCTTCCTAGGATTACAGAGGGTAATTATCAATATGTCATTCAGGGTGTTTATTCAATTAACGCCATGAGTGGTCAGGGAAAGAAACTTAAGGAAATAACCATCAACCGATACGTAAACTTGCTCAAGCTTCCAATCATTAAGAAGGAAGAATACTACTGGATTTCTAATGGGTATCTGTATGTGAACAATCCACTCCTAAAAGCAATCAGATTTGTTGCTCTTTTCGAGGAAGATGTTCCAAATGAGATAATGTATCCAGAATGTGGATGTGGCACTCCAGACTATACACCAGAACAACTGTGTGTAAATCCATTAGACAAAGAATCCCCTGTTCCTGGCTACCTGGAAAAGCAGGTGTTGGAACTCACTTCTCAGAAGCTTCTCTCTACGTATTTCAAATTGAAGACAGACATCACAAGTGATGGAGTTGATGGTCAAGCACCTAACGCTCCAAACTTGAGATAGACATGAGAATAAAGATAGACTGGAGAAGCGCCAGCAAAGAAAACTACAACAGTTTCTGTAAGAAACATCCGTCCATCAAACTCACTTTCGATCAATGGAGAAACATCATCTATTCATTTAATGATGCTTTCAAAGAATACATCCTTGAGACAGGAGAACGAGCAAAGCTACCTTTTGGTTTTGGTGAGTTTGCTATAAACAAGAAAAAGCGCAGGAAGATAAAAGGAGTTGATGGGAAAGAGTTTGTAAACCTTCCTATTGATTGGAAAAAGACAAGGGAGAAAGGCAAGCGCATCTACAACTTTAACTTTCACACAGAAGGCTTCTTCTTTGGATGGATGTGGTTCAAGACAACAGCTAGATTCAAACATTCTCAGCTGTGGTATTTTAAACCTTCCAGAAACACGTCTAGGCTTCTTTCACATTACATAAACGCTGATGATAAATATCAGCATCTCTATCACGAATGGAAAAAGTAAAATAGATGTCATACTATTACAAATATAATTTCATCAGCCCTGAGCCTGTGTATTCCACTGTAAAGGAGGAATTCAAAAGCTATTTTGATACAGGAGCAGTTGATGATTTGATGTTCCCCACCTACTTGGATAAGTGTCTAAGGAAGCTGGGTAGAACCACATATGTGATTTCTCAGGAAATCCTACACATTAATGACTATCAGGCTAGACTTCCAGACAACTTCTTTGCTGTTCGTGAAGCATGGTTGTGCACAGCTGTAAATGGTTTCCCTTATCAGCAAGCTAATTCATTCTACTCACAAGCTGCTACATCTACAACAATTCAGGTGAGCCCTATCACCACAGATTGTGCCATCCCTAGTCCTTGTTGTGGTAATGTAGGATGTGATGGATCTTGTATGCCTGAATTGGTTCAGACAGTATACAAGACTAACAACCAGGCTCCTGTTCTCTATCAAAGAGAATACTTACTAAAACCTGGTAATATATCCGCACAAGGTAACTGTGGTGTAGACTATACCAACAACTGGGAGTTTTATGCACAGGCACCTCCTATTAATGAGTTCACTCCTGGTTCCTCTTGGTATGACTCATTTGACATTAGAGACAATAAGTTTGTCACCAACTTCCGTAATGGCGTGGTGCATCTTCTTTTCTACGCTACAGAGTATGACGCTGGTGGAAATCAGCTGATTCCTGACAACTATCGTATCAGAGAGTTTATTGAGGCTTTCATCAAATACAAAGTGATTGAGACCCTCACTAACCAAACTAACGATGAGACGTTCAACCAGCTTCAGACCAAGCTTGCGTTCTACAAACAACAGGCTGATGAGGCATTTATCATGGCTGATATTGAGATCAAGAAGCAAGATCCTTGGACTAAGCAACGTAGGATTAAGAACGACCTTAACAGATTTAATATGTATGAACTCCCCAATCGTACCAATAGATATGGTTGGAGACGTAATAACTAACAGTAATGGCTGAACAGGAACAAGGCAATATTAGACAGGAGTATAACAATGCTACCACAGGTCTTAACATGGACCAAACCCCTAACCAAATTGCGAAGGGGAAATTAACGTATGCATTAAATGCTGCTGTTGAGAATTATGATGCTAATTCTGTAAACTATCAGAATGAGCCTGGGAACGAACTTTGTGTTACGTTCCCTTCTGGCTTTGTGCTTATAGGTAACCACTTCATCCAAGAGAAGAGCAAACATATATTCTTCATCACCAATCCTGATACAGGAGATAGTCAGATTGGATATATGGAGAACAACGACTGTATTTATCGTGTGGTTGTAAATGCTCCTTGCCTCAACTTTAGTACCAACTATCCCATCCACAAGGTGGCGCATAAGATAACTAATTGCACCACAGAGATTTATTGGACAGATGGATTCAATCCTAGGAGATATTTGGACATTGACAACATTCCAAAAGTTCTAAAATCTGGAACTCCTTTCTGCGATCCGAAATATACAGATGATCTGGATTGTAACCAGCTCAAACTTCAACCCAACTTTAACATCCCTCAACTGGAGGTAACTGATGTTGCTAGCACAGGAAACCTGATTGCTGGTACATACCAGTTTGCTATTCAGTATTCTGACGCTCAGGGTAATCCCTACACTTCCTATTATTCTGTTACCAACCCAACACCTATTGCTGATAAGTTCATTACATCAGTGAACTTCAACTATGCTGTTGGAAAGTCCATCATCCTCAATATAAGTAACCTTGAGGACACTGGATTGTATCAGTATTTCAACCTAGCAGTGATTAAGACAGTGAATGACATCACTTCTGTTGAGTTGGTTGGCACTTATTACATTGATGCTGTTCAGAAGGAAATCACATACACTGGTCAGAACGTTACACAAATCAGACTAACCATCAATGATATATTCGAGAAGTTCCCTTATTACGACATTGCACAAGATCTCACTGTTGCACAGGATGTCTTGATATGGGACAACCTTACATCTATTGATCGTATCAACTACCAAAGCATTGCTAGTCAAATTCCTCTGTTATGGGAAAGCTGGAGAATTCCTGCTGACCAAAACTATGCAGATGAATTGAATGCCACTAACCTCAGAGGTTATCTGAGAGATGAAGTGTATGCTTTTGAGATAGTGTTCTTACTTAAGAACGGTAAACAAACTGATGGGTTTCATATTCCTGGTAGAATCAAAGGTCCTGCAGAGAACCTGCAACCCGATGTACCAGACACCAACCCAGACTTTATAGGCATTCCTGATTACACATCTGGGGGAGTGGGATATAGCCCGTATTGGAAAATCTACAATACAGGATCTGTACTTGGTACAAGTCCTGGATATTCTCCAGCTCCTGACTACAGAGGTGCTTATCAATATGGTGAGTTTGGTTATTGGGAATCAGCTGACACCTACCCATGTAACAAAGATGTATGGGGCGATCTTGCTGGCCAACCTATCAGACACCACAAGTTCCCTGATATAAATGTAAGTCCTGCTTACGAATCTAAGATATTTACAGGACCTTCAGGTATGGTGATGGGTAATGATGCTGTGTTCCCTATTGGTGTACAGATTGATGTACAACTAGTGAGCTCACTCATTCAGACATCCAACCTTACACCAGAGCAAAAAGATGATATTGTAGCATTCAAAATCATCCGTGCTGATCGTGGTACAAACAAATCTATTGTTGCTAAAGGCATCCTTAGGAACGTAAACACATATGAGAGGGAAGAAGAAACTTACTACTACCCTAACTACCCATACAACGATCTTAACTCAGATCCATTCCTCAATACAGCAAACAATGCCTATTCACAAATCTGTGATGGGTACACTGTATTTATAGATACACTTGTTGTAGACCCTGCAGGTGGACCTTCTTTTGCTGAGGTGGAATACACTGATTGTAACACAAACAAAGCAACAAAGAAGAAATACTTTGCAATAGATCAATATCCACTTTGTTCAATTGGCAAACCTAGAATCCTTGGTCCTGCAACAGGAAGGGTGGGACTTTCTACATATGAAGTGTGGACAGCTCAGGTTTGTAATCCTAGCCCTTTTGCATTTGCCAGAGGTGGTAGAATTGAATGGAATGACATCTATACAGGCATCACTACACAATGGATAAATGGATGGCCCACTTCTCCAGTGTATACATTATATGTAGTTCCTGGCACAGGTGGTCCTGTACAGATTGAAGGCCCTGGTGAAATATGTTTCACTGGACCTACATTAGTGACAGGAGCTAATTGTAAAGCTGAAACTCCTCAACCTGGATTTACAGAGAAGTACAGACAGATATTCAACTCTCCTGAAACTTCTTTTGGACAGCCATTCTTAGGTGGTGTTCTGAAGCTTGAGAGTGTAATGTTTGGTAGAGGTAAGGGTCACTTTGTTGAGGTGAGAGATAACGCCAAGTATAAACTCTTAACAGAAGAAGCTCAGCGTGATGCTCTTGAAAGTGCTGAAGAACTAGGTGATGTAACCACACCGTTTAATGCCACTGCTATGTTCACAGCATATCAGGCGTATTTAACCATCTATGTGAATGGTATCACGAGGAAGAACTATGCCTACTCTTTCAACTCTATAGGTGATTATAACTATGGAGTGGGAGTTCCTGATAATCAAGGGATTAAGCAAAGAACTCTTGACATCGCTAGATATTTGATTCCTGGAGTGCAGAACGTTGGTGATCTATACAACATCAACAACTTCCAGAGAGAATCATCTGTCTACCTGAGAACCGATCTTAACAAGACAGCGCTTCCTTTCCCAGACCAAAGTCCTAACATGTTGTCTGCAGGAAGCCCAATAGTTACAGACATATCAAGATTCACTATATCAGAAAGAAGCAAATGTCAAGCTCCTGCTAAGGAAGAAGACATGTCTGTTGTTTCTTATTACGCATCTCTTAAGAATGTATTTGTTAATCAATACGGACAAATCTATTCTTATAGCACGGTGGACACTGGTTTCCAAGTGCTTGTGGATGATACCACTCCCGACATACAAACAGTGTTTGGTGGTGATACATTCATCAGCAGGTTTGCATTCAAGACCAAGCTTCCATTCTTTATTGACAACCGTGTGAATGCTCCTGATGACAGTGATATATTCTATGATGAGATAGGTAACATAGCCTATCCAAAATACTGGCATTCAGCACGTTCTATTCTTAGAGACTACAGCATCACAGGTGTGGGTGTATTGTCAAACATTATTTCATACAAGGCTCACAACTTTGATTGTCCAAACAGTCAGTTTGTAGCTCCTGGACAGCCTAAGGATAGCAATCCTGGAAGAACTTTCTACGACGGATATTTCTATTTGTTTGCATACGGTATTCCTAATTTCTATTGTGAGAGCTCTTACAACGTAGACCTACGTCAAGCTTTCAACAATAGAGAAGGAGACTTCTGGCCTCACGTGAGTACAGGAATTCCTGATGACTGGGTGCAGCAAAGTTATGTTCCTATTGTTCAGGATAATACATACTACTACAATGTCACATATTCTAAGCAGAATAGAGAAAACACATTTACAAATCTACCTATCGACTGGGGTAAACCTTGCTTCACATACTACCCTTTCAGAGCTATCTATTCTGATTCTCAGAATATCGACTCTGATAACAGGGTGAATAGCTGGTTGATTTACAGAGCCATATCTTATTATGACTTCCCACAGAACTATGGAAATCTTATATCCCTAGATGGAATTCAGAACAAGGCAGTGCTTGCTCGTTTTGAGAACAAGACGCTTCTGTACAACAACCTCCTTACGATAGATACAAGTAACCCTCAGGCAGCGTATGTGGGTAATCCTCAGTTCTTTAGATCAGCTCCTCCGATTGACTTCGCAGAAACTGATTTGGGATATGTAGGAACCCAAAACAAGATGTTGCTGAAGATTCCACAAGGACAAGTGTCTGTGGATGCTAAACGTGGTCAGGTGTTCTTAATCTCTGGTACACAGGCTGTAGACCTGTCAGGGTTTGGTTCAGGACTTAATAGGTTCTTTACAGACCATCTGGCATTTGAAATCCTGCGTTACTTCCCAGAGGTGCCTACAGATAACCACTTCACAGGAATTGGTCTGCATGGTGTGTTTGATAGTAAGTATGACAGGGTGCTCATCACTAAGCTTGACTATGTTCCAAAGAGCAAGGATGTTAAATACGATGCTGTAAAGAGAGAGTTTTATATTGAAACTCAATATAGAATGCCTTCAGAAGATCTCATCTACAGTGTTGTTCGTGAGAGAGTTTATTTGACAGATGAGAAATACTTCTGCAACAAGAGCTGGACAGTGTCTTTCAACTTCAATACTAAGAGCTGGATAAGCTTCCATAGCTACATTCCTAACTGGTATATTGGTGAGAACAACTTCTTCTACTCTGGTCTTAATGGATGTTGTGATGACTTTGATGTGATTGTTGGTGTTCCTGGACCTATTCCAACCACCACCACCACTTCTAGTACATCTACCACTTCTACAAGCTCTACCACCACTACAACCACTACATTGAATTGTAATCTTGTAGGAACTGTTAGAGAAACAAACTGTACCATATCAGGAACAGCTGTAGTGACAGTACCACCACCAATACCTCCTTGCGAAAGACCTGAAGGTTTGATAGAAGATGTGTTCTTTACAGGATACAACATCATCTCTCCTCCTAGCAATGTAGATTCTACAGGAAGTCAATCAGATGCATGTAATGCTGTTGCCTACCTGAATACATTTGGGGAAGAATATGTAAACGTTGTACCTACATTCCTCACTATCGAATACCAAGGACTGTATGTTGGATCTAAAGTGTTTGTAACCAATGGTACAACTGATTGTACAACAATCCCTGATGGTTGGTATTTCACAGGAGCTTCTCAATCGCTTAATGTAGTGTTTGAAGTGGTAGACGGAGAGATTGTATACATCACTAGTTGTACAACCACAACAACTTCTACAAGTAGCACAACTACTAGTACAACCAGCACAACATCTACAACCAGTACAACTAGTAGTACAACGTCTACAACTACTAGCTCTACTAGTACAACAACCACTAGTACATCATCTACAACAACCACTACAACTACAGCTATACCTGTAACCACTACCACTACTTCTAGTAGTAGTACAACTACAACAACAACAACAGGTACACCACCACCAACTACCACTACTACAAGTTCTAGTAGCACCACTACTACATCAACTAGTAGCACTAGCACTACGTCTACTAGTAGTACAACAACTACTACCACTACTGCAGCACCTATTACTTGTAATAATTACAACATAGAAGGTGCCCCATCAATAGATGTTGAATGGTTAGAGTGTGATGGTACACCAAATTCCGCTACAGTAACAACCGCAATAGTTATTTGTGCTCAGACAGGTAGTGTTTCTCAGACAGGAGGATCAGGAAACATAACACAACTTGGTTCTTGTACATCACCAACCACAACAACATCTACAACTAGCAGCACATCTACAACCACAACAACCACCACAGCTGCACCTGATTGTTCACTTGCTGGAACAGCTGTTGAAGGAGAACCATCACTACCATAACTTTTAAATATCATATAAAATGACAGTATTAATAACATTAACAACAGCTGGGACAGACACAGGTCCTTTCAACCTCTACTCGAATGTGGATGGTTATGTTTCAGCATTTGAAACAGGTGTGTCTAAAGCTGCACTTGTATCAGGTTATTCATCTGCACTTGTTCCTAATGGTACAGCAACCATAAGAATAAAGTCTACGGGCACTTGTGTAAACTACATAGATGTTACAGTGGTTACAACTACTACCACCACATCAAGCACAACATCTACGTCTAGTACCACAACAACCACGTCTAGTACTACACCACCTACTGAGCTATTTGTTTATGCAAAATATATAAATGCTGCATCTCCTGGTGATTTACAATTTAGTATAAACTCAGGACCAAACTTCAACGCTGGTGCTATAGCAACATCATCTTGTAATTATATGTTTACAATAAGTGGAATCACTGCAGGAGATAGCATTTCGTTTACTGACTCAAACAGTCAGGCAATTGCAGGAAGCACATCTGTTTGTCCTTCAGGACCTGGTGGATTTGGCTGTACGTACAACTACTCTGTATTAGTGTCTGGTCCACAAACTGCATACATTTCTGTTGACGGAACTACCGCTTGTTAAAATAAATAAGAATGGCTAAGACAATCATCATAAAATTAACTAGCTCAGGACCCACAGCGGGACCCTTTACAATCATTGACCAACTTGGAAACACTCTAGCAACGGGTGTTTCCAAGGAGGACTTGATTTCTGGGGTGAGCTATGTTGTGGATGATGCTGTTAATGTCATCACTGTAGAATCTACAGGTAAGTGCAAAAGCAAGAAAAACTTCCCTGTCACTACAGTTAATCCTGTAAGTTTAGCAGCTACCACGTATAACCAAATATCAACAGCTTGTATCTGGAGGCACTTGAAGAACCCAGTGGTGTATAACTACTTCTATGGAAACATAGAACCTTACATCATCGAGTATCCATTTGCCTATCAGTATCAGGATGAAATCCTACAATCTGTTCAGGATTACACCAAGGCATATAGATACTTCTCTGATCCAGATGGTGTGTCTGATGACAACCGCAAGATAGAAACTGACAATGCTTGGTTTAATAAGGCTGTCCTTTACAATGGTCAACAGAGTACAGGTGTGCTTGAGTTGGTTCCTAAACCAATCAACAACCTGAAGGAATACTTAAAGTATCCAATATATAACGCTGATAGTAAGACAATTACATTCACAAAGAGTGATAACTTCTATCAATACAATACGTTCTGGAGTCTTGTAAAGAACAAACAAGAACCTCTGTTCATACGCACGTGCGAGAGCTTGTCTTTGGACAAGGTGGTGAACCAGGCTAATATGGACTACGGAAAGAGATCTTTCAAGAAGGAACCTCTGAGAGCTAAGGAGCTTAAGGTGAGACACATCCTTGATAACCGCAGCGATGCACACCTGGTTTCTCAGTTTATTTACACACCTGCTCAAATCTCTTACAAGTAATGAACAATTGGTTAGACAAATATGAACAAGGAGGATTGGTCTTGAAACAAAAGACCAAGGATAACTATGGGAAGAAAGCCAACCCAAACAATCCTGATGTATCATTTCCTCCAGGGTTCAAGGGATGGGCATATAACACCAAAGGACGTAATTACAGTCCTGCATGGGGTGGACAGTTTAAAGATGGTGGTAACTTGATGCCTGCTATGGCTGGAGCCAACCAAACTGTTCCTATGGCTCAGAACGGATTAACATTCTTAGAACCTACAAGCAAGAAACTTCCTAAGGGATATGTTATTCCTTTTAACACCCCTAGTACAGAACTTGCAATGTCTATAGGTGGTGAACAAGGAGAACCTGCATATCTTATACCATCTTTTAAATATGGTAAACCATTAAAAGATCCTGTAGCTGAGTTTAGAAAAACAGGAGAACATCTTGGTGGTCCATTTAAAACATATCAAGAAGCTGATGAGTGGGAAAGAACAGTGAGACATCCTTATGTTGAGAAAGGTCAGTCTATTCCTGCTCCTTTAAAAAGATGGGGAAAAGACTTTGCAATGGGAGGCAGCCTTCCTGGTGCTGTAGGATTCATGTACGCACGTACAGCAGGAGCTGCTCCTAGCAATGGTCCTTATGCTAAGAAGACAAAGGCTAGTGCACAGAATGGTAAGGAGATGAAATACTACCAAGAAGGTTTGGATTTCAAACCTAAGACCATTAGTCAAGATGGCACTGTGATAGATCCTGAAGGATATTGGAACCCTGAGAACTGGGGCAACCCTGTAATCATCCCATCCACAGATATCACTATGGAGGGTGTGGATGTTCCATTGATTGGTATATCTGACACAGGAGATGTACAATACATGCAACCTGGAGAAGACTATGAATTTGATGGTGAATATGTAACAGAGTATCCTGTTGCTAAAGATGGTGTTAGTGTGAATAATGCTGATGCTCAACCTATTAAAAAGTTAGACCAATTACTTAACTTTACAAACTATAACAAACCAACCAAGGGTGGCTGGTTAGATAAATATAACTGATATGAAAGCAAAAATGCTCAAAATCGCTGGTGTTAAGTCTGAGAAGGAATTCTACAAGAAGTATCCTACAGAAGAAGCATTCATGGCTAAACATGGTAAAGCCTTAAAGAAAGCCCAGATCGGTTCATACATTGGTGGTGAGTCAGGTGCAGGTTTTCAACCTATGAACTTCCAAGAGATTTACGACAATGTTGATTATGGTATTACAGGATCTACAGATGAAATGCGTAAGGAGGAAGAACTCAGAAAAGCACAGATTAAATCTGCTCAAGAAGAATCTGGCAAAGGAGGTGGTGGAGGACTTGGTGATATTGCCAATGTTCTTCAGAGCAAAGAATTTGCAGATGCCCTTACTAGCGCAGCTGGTGGTGCTAGAAAAGGTAAGACTATTAAGAAAGCACAAGCTGGAGATCAGATTGAAGTGGAAGAGAAACCAGGTGGAGACTTTTTTAAACAAGCATCTAAATATGCAGGTCCTGCAGGTAAGCTTATAGAAGGGTTCCAACAATTAAAAGCAGAGAAAGAAGCACTCAAAAGTGCTCAGCAGATGCAAGGGGTAAGTGATGTTGTAAGACAAGCTGCAAATACACGTCCTGAAGAAACACAACGTAGATATCTTCGTCCTGAGAATATTAAAAATACAGGAGAAGAGTTCTTCCCAATATATGGTGTAGGTACGAATGTTCTTGCAAGGAACGGAGCTTCTGTTGGTGGTGGAGAAATCATGAACACGTTTGCTCCAAATACACTTTACGATGATCTTGGATATGAGCCTTTGAATGATAGCGAACGCTATAAGCAGTTTATGCATGGTGGTAAAATGCACAAAGCTGCAACTGGCTTAGAAATGTTTGCTGAAGCTGGTGGTGGAGATATTGCAAGTAAACTACTAACTGGTATCACTGGTGAGAATGCTGGTGGTAACATAGGTGGAACTATTGGTAAAACTGCTGGAATGTTCTTTGGACCAGTGGGAAGTATGGTAGGTCAAGCAGCTGGTCAACTTATTGGTACAGCCCTTGACAGAAAACCCCAACAAATTAAAAAGGCTAAAGCTGCTACAGAGAAGAATATCAAAGCTACAGCTCTTCAATCAGGGTTTCAGGGTGGACAGGCACAAAATTCATCATTCATGGAGAATGGTGGAACAACCTCTCCATATGAATGGGTGAGTCATACATGGCAACCTCAGGTGATTGCTACCTTCGGAGAACACAAAGTGAAAGACCTGCTCACACCTCCAAAGGATGCTGATATGCTAAGAGCTGGTGGTCATCTAAAAGAATACACTCCTCCTAGTGCAAGAGCTATGTCTACAGAAAGACCTGACTTCCAGATGGGTGGTGAGCTTCAGACACATTGGGGTGGATATGCAGAGTCTATGTCTCAGAATCCATACCTGCCAGATGGTGGAGAAACAATCATGTTCAGAGGTCAGTCTCACGATGAGAGTGATGGTAAGGGTAACACAGGTATTGGTATCACTTATGGTGACAACCCTGTAGAGGTGGAAAGAGGTGAACCAGCTATCAAGATGAGAGATGGGTCTGGTGGTGACTCTAGCCTTGTAGTATTTGGTAACTTAAAGATTCCAAAGCTGCTAGGTGATCCTAAGGCAGAAGGTAAAAACTTCAAGAGATATGTAGAAGGTTTGTCAAAAAATGAAAACAAACAGAACACACTTGTTAATAAATCTATCACAGAGATTGACGAAATGGATGTACAAACTCCTTTTGATAGATTGAAATTCAACTCTTTACAAGCAAACGTTATGGGTGGTAATTTAAAACTTAAAGACATAGCTCAAAAGAAAATGGATGCTGCCGCTCTTCAAACTGCTATGAATGACACTATTGAACAGTTCGGTCTGAAAACCACAGACAAGGGTAACATCATGGCTAAACTTGGTGCAAACATTCTAAAGGCACAAACAGGTAAAGATCTTCCTAAGCTAGAACAAAAGGATTACGAATACTTGCAAGGGTTATATGATGTTGCTGAAAGAGAAAAAACAGGACCTACAGTTCTAAAGTTCCAGAAAGAGTTTCACAGACTAGCAAAGCCTTATGCTGAAAAGGTGATTTCTGAAGAACCCACAACTTCCTTTGGAAAGAAAATGGGGTATCCTGCAACTGATATAAGAAGTAATGAGGACAAGATATTTGGAAAGAGAACAGTGAAATATATGTCAGCTCTAAAGGATGCCATGAAATCCCCAACACCCCCTGAAAAAGAATCAGGACTTCCTCCTATTACACTTACAACCAAGAAGAGCGAAACTGTTCCAGAAAAAGAAAAAGAAGGAGAAGAACCAGTTTATCCAAAACGTCCTGGTATCATAAACGTTATAAACGAAGTGCTTCCTTATCTAAGACCTACGGATGTAGAAGATCTAGATCCTAATCAACTTACTGGTGAGATGTATGCATTGGCTACCAATCAGTTAGAACCTGTAGCTGCACAAACAATTCAGCCTCAGCTAACCATCCCTTATGACATCTCTCTTCAAGACATTCTAAATGAGAACAGGGCTTCCTTGAGATCACAACAGAGACTTGTGGGATACAATCCTGCTTTACAAAGTCAACTTGGGGCACAAGAATATGCTGCTAATCAGAGAGTGCTAGGTGAGCAATTCCGTATGAATCAGGCATTTAAGAACCAGATTTACAAAGAGAATAGGGATAAGCTTGATCAGTTTGGCTTGAAGAATCTTGAGATTCTTGACCGTCAATATCTTCGTCAGGCTGAAGCTAAGAGCAAGACCAAGGCCACCACTCAGGCTGCTCTTAATTCTATTGCTGCCAAATATGCTCAGAACAAGTTGGAAAACAGAACATTACAGGTGTATGAGAACCTTTACAATTATCGTTTTGATCCTAGATTTAGGGCTACAAATATGAATCCTCTGGTGGATTTTGAAGCAATGATTGCTAATGCTAGCCCTTCTCAGATAGCAGAATACAAGAAAGCTCTTGAGTCAAAGTCTAAAAAGTCTGACAGTGGGTCTTCCAAAAATGGATCTATTGTAAGGTCTCTTAAAAATATCTAACTAACTCAGTTATAGCGATTTACCAAAACTCGTTATAGCTCTTGGAAATTATAATTATTCATATTACATTTGCTAACTTAATGTACAATGGCTTCATTTACAGACCTCATACCGCAATTTAACCCCTACATCCAGCAGCTTCCTGTGGAAGCTATGGTGACCGTAGGTATGGAGAAACAGAAGCGCTATGATGAGGGTTTACAGAAAATTCAGTCCCAAATTGAAAGGGTTGCTGGTCTAGATCTCTACAGAGATACGGACAAAGCATACCTACAGTCTAAACTGAATGAGCTTGGAAACAACCTAAAAGTCGTGGCTGCTGGTGACTTCTCTAACTTCCAATTGGTTAATTCTGTTTCTGGAATGACTAATCAGGTGGGGAAAGACCCTATTGTCCAGAACGCAGTTACCTCTACAGCCAGACTTAGAAGAGAGTTTGCTTCCATGGAAGAATATAAAAAGAAGGGGAAGTCTGATAAAAACAACGAAGAGTTCTTCATGAATAAGGTGGTAAGACCTTATCTAGACGGACCACTTGATGCTTCTTTTACTGGAGAGTATTCTCCATACACCGACATCATGGGGTTGATTAGTGAGAACATAAAGGCTGCTGGAATAGACAAGTCAGTGGTACAGCAGATGTACCAAACTGACAATCAAGGCAGATTGATATTTGGAAAAAACGGTGAACCCCTCCCTGCTAGAACCATGACTGAGATTGAGACATCAACCAACATGAAGCAGGTGAAGTCAATTGTAGAGAATGTGCTTAGCAGAGGAGATGTACAGAATCAACTTAATATCGATGGTTGGGCAAATACAAGAGGTATATCTCCACAGTCTGTCATAGATAACTATCGTGTAGAGTATAGTAAGAAGATAGGAGATGCTGATTCTGACATGTTAGAAATCAACACCCTTCTTACAGGAAAGATGAATGGTGCTGAGAGGATGGTTCTGGATGAAAAGCTTAAGACTCTTAAGGACGTTAAACAGAAATACAAAGATCAATACTTAGCTCTTGGTGAACTTGCACAGTCCAATCCTGATGCTTTTAAACAGGCATATTATAAAACTAACTACGAGAACAATCTTCTTGAACAGTTTACAAAATACGAAAGAAGCGAGAAGAACTTAAAGAGTCCTCTTACAGAACAACTTAACTGGGAAGCTGATTATGCCTTCAAAGAAAGGAAAGAAGCATTTGACCAGAAAATGGCTGTTCGTAAACAACAACTAGAGGAGAGTAAGTTTCAACTAGAAGGGTTCAAGTTTGAAGCTGATTATGAGTTTGATCAGTCTACAGGTAAGTGGAAAAAGAAACCAGATCCAAATAAACCATCTGATGGTTCACTACTTCGTCTCACTGCTGATGTTCCTGGAGAAGAGAACAGAAGCGCTGTACAAAGACAAGAGGCCCAGATTCGTGGTATAGAACAAACCAATAGACAAAACGGAATGGATCTCATGTACAATTATTTGTACAAGTTGAATGATGGTAAAGATAGTAACGGTCAACCTCTCACAAAAGCTGGTGTTGTTAAAACAGTTGAGAAGTTTGCAAAAGACAACAATGAAACTACAGATCAATTCTTAACCAGATGGATCTTGACTCTGAACAATAAAGCAAAAGAAAACGGTGTTAAAATGTCTGCCACAGACACAGAGTCTATTAACAACTTCAAAAGAAACCACTACAACTACACCACTCTACTAGCACTTGGAAAGATTGCTGACAATGAAGCATTTAAAGCCACTGGTATAGATCTTAACGATTATACCAAAACGCTTAGTCCAGTGAACGTTAAGTTGAAAGATGGTAGAAGTGTAACAATCAGTAAAGAAGACATCCTTGACTACATGCTCCTTATTAAGAATGATGATAAGGGTGCTGAAGATAGAATTGTAGCTAAGTATGGGTCTCTCAAAGACTTCCCTTTAAATACATACAAGGCACCTGGAATTCCCAATAGTGAGTTGGAAACTAGAAAAAACTTACAAAAGCTATCTGGCATGTTCTCAATCTATACAAAGGATTGGGATAAGTTCAAACAAGCTTCAAAGGCGAAGAACGACTATCTTGCTAAGGTGGTGAATACAGATGAGATGTTTTCTTTTGGTGAGGATGATGAAAAAGGAATGAAGTCTGCAAAGAATAAAGCTTCTGCGTTTATATCAGGAGCATCATCTTTGACAGGAAAGAATTATGATAAGAGCAAGGCTTTAACAGCTTTAGCAGATCCTAATTCAAAAATATCTTTCAGGGCAAGTGCACCTTTTGAAGAAGGTGGACAATGGAAAGGTACAATGATTATAACCACTGACAAGGGTGAAGTGATTGAGGCTGAGGTTCCTGTTCAAAAAGATTTTGAACAACTCACTGGATCTAAGTTCAATCCTTATAAATTCAATCCCCTGAAAGCAAGAGCTTCAGTTAGTAAGTTTGGATCTACAAATCTTGGCGCTTTCACCACAGACTCTAGAGCTTGGGAAAGTGCTGCTATTGGATCTGAGGGTCTTGTCTCAATGAAAGATTCAAAGAAATATATTCCATTAGGTGCAGATCTAAATGTACTTCCTAATGGTGGATATACAGTGACAGCTTATTTTAAAGATAGGGCTACTGGTAAAATTTTAAATCCAGAGTTTAGTCGTATATACACTGTGGAAGAACAGGCTCAAGCTGACCTAGCTTTACTTACCGAATCTATGCTTGATAAGGAGTTAAAATAAAACAAATGCCAGAGTTACCTATTAATCTTTCAGGCACACCAACGTACAAGAGAGCAGCAGGAGCTTCTCCTGATAACCTTTCTGTTGCTAATCGTGAATACAATCCATTGAACGATACATCTCTGAACTATGTAACACCAAAGAAATCAGGGTATGATGCTTCTAGCATAACTATGGCTGAAGCTGCTGCAGACAGAACTGGTAGATACAAAACCGTAATGTACGGTTATGATAATGAGGAAGCTGCTGCTCAACGTCAAAGCATCCTAGATAAAGGTGCTAATGGTATATTGAAAGGTGTAAACCTCACAGCCACTACTATCGCTGGAGGCTTTGGTATGTTATATGGGGCAGCTAGAGCTCCCTTCTCAGGAAGACTTGCTGACATATGGGATAATAGTGTAATGAGAGGTTTGGATGAGTGGAACAAAGAAGTGGATGATAAAATCCTTCCAAACTACTATACAAAGGCTGAAAGAGATTCAGCTTGGTATTCTCCAGATAACTGGTTCACTGCTAATTTCCTTTTTGATAAACTAATCAAAAACTCAGGATATGCTGTAGGAGCAATGCTTAGCGGCAACATTGCGAATGCTGGACTTCTTAGAGCTGGTGCAGCTTTAGGGAGAGTGGCATCTGCTGGTGCTGTTGCTGCTGAATCATCTCAAGCATTCAAGATATTTTCACCCTTGTTGAGAAATACATCAAGGGCTTTTAGTGCTGGTAAGAACATTGAAGCTGCTGCTGTTTTAGAGAAACAACTGTCCTCTATTGCAGATGTCACTGCTAGGAGTTCTGAGCTTGCAAAGATTGCAAAGACTACAGGCACTTTTGCAGAGTTTGGTAATTCTGCTCGTAGAACAGCTATTGCTGCCTACTCATCTGCTGGCGAAGCTTCCTTTGAAGCTTTACAAACAGGCAATCAGTTTAGAGATTCTCTGATTCAGGAATACGTAGATAAGTATGGTGAACAACCAGCTGGTGATGTTCTGGAAGAAATAAACAAAAGAGCTGACCAGGTTGGTAAAACATCATTCTTTGGTAACCTTGCACTTCTTGGTGCTACAGAATACGTACAGCTTCCATATCTGTTAGGCTCATCCTACAGAAACACAAGACAGGCAGCTGGTGTATTTGCTGGAAAGGTGGACGATGTTCTTACAAAAACCCCTAGCACTAAGCTAGGTAAGGTGTATGAAAAAGCCACAAGTGTTGGTAGATATGTATTTGATCCTAAGGAAGCAGGACAAGAGGTAGGTCAGTATGCCCTTCAAGTGGGTACACAAAACTACTTTAGCAAAGCAGCAGAGTCTGATGATGCTGATGTTTGGGTAGATGGGTTTCTGTATGGGTTTGTTGGTAAAGATGAAGAAGGAAAGGGAGAAGGTGCTCTTGTATCTAAAGAAGGTATGGAGAGTTTTCTTCTTGGTGGTCTTACAGGTGGACCTCTACAAGCTAGAGCAAAAGCCCAAGAAAAACGTGCTAAAACTGAAAACACACAACGTTTTCTAGATCAAATTGGTAGAGCTCCTTCTTTTAAAGAAGCATTCCAAGACAGAATGAGTTCTGTAAACAGAGGTGTTGTTCTTCAACAACAACATGAAGCTGCTATTGTTACAGGTAATGAGCTTGAAGCTCGTGACTTGAAAACAGACATGATGCACAACTACTTGGCTCCTAGAATCAAGTATGGCAGATTTGATATGGTTATGGAGGACATTAGTGAACTTCGTGAAATGTCTTCCTCAGAAACTAACCTTGCAGAACTAAAAGCGCAAGGTATTGCTAACGTTAATGATACAGTTGATAGTTTCCAAAAGAGACTAAACAACTATGAGCGTGTAGCTAAGAACACGAACGAGATATACAACGGTTTGTACATAAGGTATTCTGGTGAAAGATTGGAAGATGGAAATCCTAAATACTCTCCTTATGTACTAGATAAGATGGCGTACGCAGCTAGTAAGATAGCTGACTATGACCTTCGCATTCCACAGCTCAACAACATCCTAACAGAAAAAAGTATTATTGTTGGTAATCTATTGGATGATGTATTGAAAGGTAAAAGACCATCAAGACAAGCTACAGCAGAGATACTTAACAACATAAATGACCTTTCTACAACCTCTGATGTTAAGGACGGTTTAAAAACTGCTTTACAAGACATCATTAGTCTTGGTGAGCGTAGGAGAATATTCATGGATGAGTATGAGGACATCAAACAAAACCCTCTCAACTATGAAACCGATCCTGAGTTTAATATAGGAGACAAGGTTGAAATTCCTGTAAGCGTAGGAGAGCCTGAGAAAAAGGTTGAGATTGGTAAAGAATACTCTCTCGATAAGTCAATGATGAAAGAGGGAAGTGCGCTTTACATGGCTCCAAAGCTAACTGTGCTTTCTCAAACTCTTGGTGGTGAACTAGAAGTGAAGATGCCTGGAGGAAAGATTAAGTTCATTGCTCCTGAGGATCTAAAAGGCTACAACCTATCAGAAGAAGATAACACATCAAAAGAACTGGCAGACATTATGGATGAATCCATAGATGCTGTTCTTAAGAAGGAAGAGTATAAAGATCTTCCTGAGATGAAAGATGGCGACAGTAAACTTGGTTATATAAACTCTCTGGCAGATCAGGCTCTTACAGATGATGTAGAAGCTGAGTTCAATAGAAGAACAGAAGAGTTTGTAAAACGTAAGGAAGAGGAAAGAAAGCAACAAGAAGAGCTTATTAAAAACAGAGCTGCTCTTGAGAAACAACAGACTGAGCTTGAAGCTAAGTCTGGTACAATAGCCACACCTCCTCCTCCCACTCCTGAAGAACTTCAAACATTAGCTGCTACACAGGGTAAGCTGAAGTCTGCTTTTAAACTATTCATATCTGGCACCACTCCTACAGAGCGTGCTGATGAACCCGTACACATTAGAAACTCTAGAGAGTTCTTAAATAATGTAAAGAACTTTAAGAACAAAGGTAATCTTGCAGCTATTCTTGTTACACCAAATCAAGAGGCAGCTCTAGGTTTGTCTGGTCTTACAGCATTATCTTATGGAACAGAAGATTCTAGTGATGCTACAAACGTAGAGACTGGTCTTGTAGCACAAGTGTTTGTAGAACAAGAGAATGGTAAAACATATTTTGTAAATAAGAACGGTGAGCGTATTGGTGAGATTGGTAAACCTGTTGATATTCAACAAGTTATATTCCAAACCATGCCCACCCCATCTTTATATGATAGATCTGGCAAGCCTAGGTTTAGAGCTGATGAGATGGCAGATGCTGAAGCTGCTTCTAAAGGCTGGGCAGCTAAGAGAGTGGAGATATTTGAATCTCCTGCATTCCCTGTAAAAGCATATCGCTTTTCTATATCTAGAGGAATTCCTGTTCTTAATGTTGTAGATGGTAGATATGAAAGAAACCAGATTGGAGATATCCTCATCCCTGAGAGCAAGATTGCTACACAGGAAGGATTGTTACAAGTTGTTACACAGGGTAGCGTTGTTCACAACGGTGAGAACATTAAGTTTAACAATGGTCTTACAGTGTTGCAATATGGTGACACACTGCAGATTGTAAACAACAACCGCCTTGGTGATAAGAAAGCCAACGCTGTCTACCTTGCTATAAAAACTATGATGGATGAGTTTCAGCAAACAAAGAAACTCAATCCAAACTTGGCTTCATATATTCAGAATGTTCTATTCTGGAGAAAGACTGCCACCACTTCTGGAAACCAAATCTTTATAAACACCTCCTCTGGAGAAGTGTCATTAGGAGGTAAGAATTACACTCCTGCAGATCTGGTAAATAAGAAAGATGAGATTGTGGACATGCTCAAAGAAGCATTCCATTCAATCAACAACTCTACACTTAGAGATAGATTCTATGAACCTTTCTATGAATACAGCGTAGAAAATGACAAACTGGTTGAACAAGAATGGCCTAACTATCAGTCCTACCTTTTGAGCAAGAAGGGTAGAAGTGCTGATCAAACTCCACTTGTCACTTCTGTAGCTAAACCTACAGAGGCCATCCCTTATTCATACAAGCAGAAGTATGCTACACTCATTGACTTTGAACTCCCAATGATACAAGCCCCAGCTCCTGCAGCTGCTACAAAGGAAGCTGTAGCTGAGGGTAAAGCAACTCTTGGTGACTTTGTAATGGATGGTGAGACAAAGAACACCTTTACAGGTTTCAAGACTGGTCCTATTGATTTCACAGGAACAATAGATGACAAGGGTGATATATCAGTGGATGTTCTGTCAAACGACACTATTATAAATGCTGCTAAGAACGGTAAGCTTGTAAACGAAACAGTGGTTCCTGCTCTTAAAGAAGCTAATCAGTTTGATGCTTCTGCAGATGACATAGAGCTTGTTACAATGTTTGTAGCAGGTAAGCTTGCTATTGAACTTAAGGCTCTACAACCAGTTGCTGAAGTTAAAGAAGCAGCTCCTGTTTCTACAGATGCTAAAGCTGATATAAATAGAATAGTAGATGCATTTAATCCAGAGGATAATTTTAAAAGTCCAGTAGATGCGTGGAGCGTTGTTATTGAAGATGATAAAGGTAATTTAGTAAAACCTGAAATAATTGTAGAAATAAAAGGAATCGATTATACTAAAAAAGAATTATTAGATATTGAAGATCCTGAAAACCCTGCTGTAGAAGAAACTTTAAATGAAATTGACAGGCTTCAAAAATTACTTGAAGCAGAACTAGCTGCTTTAGAAGGAGCTAAACCTGCTGAAGGAACTTATAATCCAGAAGGAACAGGTGCTCCTCAGGATGACTATATGAGAGTGGGAGTGAAAGAGGCTGGTGCTGAAATGCTTACAGGTGCACAGATAGAACTGTTCAAGATTTGGGCTGCAGAAAAGGTTCCTGGTATTCCATACGAGGTGTTAGACAATATTGTTAACACATATGACAACCAGAAAGCATGGGGTGTATTTGAGAACAATGTAGCCAAGTTCTACAAGGGTGCTCCTGGCACCACTCCATACCATGAAGTGTTTGAAGGTATATGGAAAGGTTTCCTCACTCCTGAACAAAGACAACTTATCCTTGATGAGTTCAAGTCTAAGACTGGTCAGTTTACAGACAGAGCCTCTGGCAAGAAGATAAACTATGCTGATGCTACAGATCAACAAGCTAAGGAAAGAATAGCTGATGACTTTGGTGCATTTAGAGTGGGTAGACTTCCTGCACGTAGCTTGGGAGAAAGAGTGCTTAGATTTTTTAAAGACATCATAGAGTTCTTCAAGTCCTTTGTACAGAAACCTTCTATGAAGGAAGAGCTGTTCAAGGCTATTGAGGCTGGTAAGTTTAAAGATGCCATCCTCCCTGCTTCTATTGCTGCATCCACTCCTGAATACATGCGCATCCCTGGACTTACAGAAACTCAAGCTTATGAGTTTGTTCAGGATATGACAGCTCGTGTAGCCAATTATATATTTGGAGACAGCAAGAAGTCTCTCTACGATATTAAGAAAATCACTGGCAAAGAAATCTTTGACAAGATTAAAGAAGCTTACGCAAGTAAAGCTGAGAACAAATATGAAAAGCTTGGCGAAGAGCGTTTCAACCAGTTGGTTATCAGAACAAAAGAAAAGCTTCGTACACTGGGTATCAACTTTAATGATGAGGACACAGTGGATATAAATGATGAGAATGTTTCTAACAGAGACTATGCTCCTGAGCCATTCTCTACAGACTGGAAGAAGACATCTCCTTTCCCAGTTAAACTTGTAGCAGCTACCCTCCCTGAGGTAAAGCCTACAAACCAGCAAACTGAATCATCTCTAAAACTTCCTGAGCGTCAGACATCAAGTGTGTTGGGATTGAAACTGGCAAGTTTTGGTAGAGTGTTCAATACATTGTTGGATAAGGTTTCTAATACAACCAATGTTAATTTGGTAAAGAACAAGCTTGTTGACCTTGCTAAAAGCGATGGTACATTTGTTCGTTTCTTCCAACGTATAGGTGGTGATTTAAATAATATGGACTTCAAACTCTCTAGTAGAGAGGACTGGAGACTATTTATTAATTTCTACCAGACATTTACCAAGCAGAAACCTAATGCTGACATCCAATACTTTGATGGCAACAGTGTATATACAGCTCCTGCTAACCAGTTCACTGCCAGCAAACTTTTACAAAGTGAGTGGTTTGAGAACATGAAGGCTTTGGCTGATGACCCATCATCTATTATAAAGAGGAAGAAGCAAAACTTTGAAGTGGACAAGAGTAAGTTACCTGGCGCAGTTCCTAAACAACCTGAGGCAATGGTTAACTTCCTTGCAGATCTTGGTGTAAGTTTCCCTCTTAGTGCATACACATCCTTGAATCGTAATCAGAAAGATGATTTTGGTAAAGCTGTTGGAGGAATATACACATACATACAGAAGAACACTGAGGTGGGTACAGTTACAGGTAAGACACTTGGAATCAATCCTCAGTTGTCTGACCTAGCCAATCTCTACATCAAAGTGACCAATCCTTCTCAGGACACTACATATTTTGGTGTTGAGAACCAACGCATTCAATCTTACGCTGAGAATAACGTTCCTTCTGTAATGGAGAATGAGTTCAACAGTGTTGAGACAGTTGAAGAACTGAAGCAGCTCAGACCAGAACTTAACGATGTATTCTCTACAAACAGCATCACTCTTAAAGATGGTGGCAACTTCTACAATCTAGAAGGACAGAGATACAAAACAATCAAGGTTGGATACATCCAGGGTAGAAAGACAGTGGACACTGATAAAGGTGTTACCACTAGCAAGCTTACCCTTGGTGATCGTTTCACACAAGAGATTAATGAGAACCTGAATGGTGACTACTATATTCTGGTTCCTGCTGATGGATCTACAGAATGGAAGATAAACCTAGGTAACCATATGTCATTTGTTGACATAGCTGGCGGAAGGGCTTGGAATAAGATTTACAGTATATTTAAAGGATATCTGCAGGATGAGGTGGCTCTTGCTCTTGATTATGAGAACAGAGAGAAACTTAAGAATGTTGGAGACAAGGCAAAACAACTTCGCTTCTTTAAGGAAATCTTAAAGGAAAAGAACGTTACTGCCATTGAGAAAATGATCGCTAATGGTTCTACACAGGACCAGATCAATGAGTATATTGATAAAAACATTGATGACATCAATGCTGCTGTAGCTGACTTCATCAATAATACAGTGGAAGAAACAACAACTCTTCTTATAAACAACAATCAGATATCTCAAGTTAAGGAAGGTCAATATAGCTATCCTGGGCTACAAGATAAGTTTGCAACAGCAAACGATATTAATAAGTTTAATATGTCTGAGCAGGACGTTAAGAATCTCTTAACGTTTGTAAATGCAAACTATGTCATCAACAACATAGAGTTGCATAAGTTTATATTTGGTGACCCATATGAGTTTGCTATAAAGAACGGTAAACTTGATGAGACCAAACGTATCAAAAGCTTCTTGTCTCCACGTAGGATTACATTTGACAGTCCTGAGTACAATAGCTTCCTTAATGATGACTACAATACAGCTAGTGGTGTTAAGCTCACTCCTAACGATCCTGGTTATCATTTACATAAGTCTTACACAAACACTATAACACTGGCTGACATCAACCTGTCTAGCGAACTCTATCCTAAGATCAATGAAGCAGATGCTGCTTCGTTCATCATGGACACCACCTATAGAGAGGTGAAGCTGAAGAATGGTCAGTGGATTGATGAGATTTCAGAACCTTGGCATCAATGGCAAATGGCTTATACAAGAAATAAGCTGGCTGCTAAAGGTGAATACACATACACAAGTGATAGATTACAAAAGGCTGATGCTGAATTAATTAGCAAACCTGAGCCTGCATTTGTAACAGAGGTTCTCAAACCTATCGTATCTGGTGTAAAAGCTGCTGAGACAAAGATTGACAATGTTCTAGACAAGTTCTCTCAAATGCCTCTATATTATAAAGACGTTGAGGGTAGAAATCTTGAGAAGCTCTACATCAAAATGTGGAAAGAGAACATTGGGTATGCTGTGTTTGAGAGCGGTAGAAAGCTGGGTGCTACAGAATTGTACAGTTTGTATAACAGTAATGGAGACATCAACGATAAACCTTTCACCAAAGAACAGATTGTAAAGGTGCCTTGGAAGGCATATGGTATACAGGTGGAGAATGCATATGAGAACCCTAAGGATCAAACTCGTGGTTCTCAGTTGACAAAACTTTCTAGTCTTGATTTGTTTAGTGATGGTAAAGGTACAGAACAAGCTAAGAAGGCTTACGAACGTAACCTTAAAGCTTTGAATGCTTTGCATGAGGACGGTTATAAAACTCTTCTTGACAAACTTGGCATTGAGGACTTGGGTGATGGTTTCCGTCTTGTAGATCCTGCAGCTGTTCAGGAAACTCTTGAGTATGAACTACTTAGAAGAGAGATGGCTGAGAATGCTAAAGACACAATCAAGCGTGATGAGAACGGTCAGTTTATTATTCCTTTTGAAGCTTCTCCTGCCTACAAACAAATAAAGGACATTCTGTTCTCAATAGTTAACAAGTCTCTTGTTAGTCCTAAGATGAACGGTGCTCCTAAGGTGCAGGTTCCTGTAACAGGATGGGAGAAACAAAATAGAAAGTCTGGCAAACCAAACCCAGAGCTGAAGTTCTACACTAAGGAAGATCCTTATATGGAAGTGTTGCTTCCTCATTGGTTTAGAGGTAAGTTCAATAAGAAGAAGTTCCCTAACGACGAGGCTATTCTTAAATACCTAAACACTAGTCCAGAGGGTAAGTCTATCCTCAGCGGTGTTGGCTTCCGTATTCCTACACAGTCTATGTCCTCTATTGAGGTGTTTAGAGTGAAAGGGTTCTTGCCACAATCTATGGGTGACACTATAGTGGTTCCTTCTGAAGTGACAGCAAAAGCTGGATCTGACTTTGATATAGATAAAATGAACACCTATCTCAAGTCTACATACATAGACAAGAATGGTGATATTAAACTGGTTAAATACCAAGGGTCTGAAGAAAGTACAAAAGAGTTCTTTGGTAAGGTGTTTGATGCTGCACTTGACAAGCAGAAGGTGAACAAAGCTGAACTTCTTGAAGCTGTGCAAATTCTTTCCCTTGGACTAGAGGATTCAAATAACTTATTAGACAAATACGCAAACCTTCTTGATGTTCTTCTAGAGGATGTGAAAGACTCCTCAGAGTTTGAGAACAAGGTGATGCAAGAACTTGAAAGACTGGGAGACGCTAACTTACAAGCTAAGTTGAAAAACAGGTTTGTAAATGATATGTACAAGCGCTCTTTAGAGAACGAGTATTACAATGCTCTTGAGGAAATGATCACCCTCCCTGAAAACTTTAGTCGTCTAATTGCTCCTGTAAACGATGCTGGTCTTTCTGATCTAGCTACAGAGCTTGATACTCTTAGAAAAGAAGATGAAACCACCATACCAGGTAGATTGCTCAACCGCAACTACATGACTCCTCTTAGAAATGCATTTGTCACTGCTAAGAAGTGGGTGGGTATTTCTGCTGTAAACATTACAGGTCAGTCTCTTACACAGAAGGCTGAGGTGTATGTTGACCCTGCTAGAATTGAAGGATTGCCTGATTTTGACAAGAAGATACTTGGAGATGGTAAGGTGCTGCTTCCTCACAACAAGGTGGTTGTTGATGGTAATGAGTACATATCTATCTCTGGTAAGATGACTGAAGATGGTACACAGTACATATCTGATAGGCTCTCTGGATATGCCACATCATTTGTGGATGTAGCCAAAGATCCTTACATCATGAAGATCATTGGTTCTAATTCTGTTGTAGGCACATTCATGTTCCTTGAGAGAATAGGCGTTGGTGAAAACACCATATGGTTCCTTAACCAACCTATCATCAGAGAATACCTAAGCTACCTAGATAGCATTGGTAAGAAAGGATTGTTTGGTAAAAAGGATGGTGAATACATCAGAAGCATGTTCCCAACATCTGTAAAAGATGCAACATTTGATCCTAGTACACTAAAAGAGAACATCAGCAAGTATTACGATAAGCAGTTCAATAATGAGGACAATGCTACTCAACAAGCAATATTCACTGAGTTCCTGAAGTATGCTAAAATGGCTGAGTATAGCTTTAAGCTTACACAGGCTTCCAACTATGACACTACTAAATTTAGGAGTGGTGATGAGTTTAGTAGGAAACAAACCAGAACAGCAACAGCTAGAGACAAAAACATTTTCTCATCTGTAGATAAGGTGTTAGACTCTTCCTTTATAGGAAACCAGGCTAAGTTTATTGACAGCGCTATGTCATCCTTGGGAGAGATTATCAAAACTGAGAAGGATGACTTTACTATCATCACAAACGATGTTATTAAACCATTCCTAGAGAACGAGTTCCTTAGTGCAGAAGACTTTAACAAGGTGGCTAGCAAAGCTAAGACATCGTTCATTGACTATATTGTGCAGACACAGAGTTCTTTGAACACAGAGATAGAAGCTCTTGTTGTGTCAAACAGTTCTGTAGCAGACCAATTGGCTCAAGCTAAGAAAAGACGTCCTGAGATGAAACTTCTTAATGAGCTACAGGTGGTAAGTTCTGATAGAACTGGAGGAGCTAAAAGCATAAGGCTTAGAGCTAATCTGAAGGATGCTTTTGATACAGACATGTATACAGACATGATGAGAGAGTTGAAACTGGTAGAACCAGAGTTGTACAACGGTCTTGTTAAACTGTCTCTGCTTCAGGGTACATATCAAACAGCTATATCTATTAGAAATATTATACCTGTAGAGGATTTGTCTCCAATGATTAAACCTGTAATTGATTCTCTCACATCTACAGAAGAGGTGAAGAACTTTACCAAAGGAGCGTTCTACAGAAATAACTGGAAGGACAATACAATTGTACCTTTTGCACAGCCTAAATTCTTTGCAGCTTCTGAAACACCTTTAGGAGAAGATCCTTCTGGTAATGAGATATATCAATACTATTCACCTCTGTTTCCTAACATAGAATACTTTGGTATACAATCTTCAGATCGTAAAGTGTTGTTACTCAGTGAGATATACAATTCTGCTGAAGTGAAGTATGACTTTGTAAAGGTACCTCGTGTTGTAACGGACAAGAAAACTGGTGAGATGATTGACATGGTAACTGGTCAAACTGTAACCCGTGCAATGTTTGCTAGACAAAAAGCCCAAGGTGATTTGTCTCTGAAGGATGTGTTTGGTTATCAAAAGGTGAAATACGCTAACGGTGAACCTCTTGTAACATTTAAAGGTGACCATGTATACAAACTGGTAAACCTGTATGGTGATGGTCAGCTTGTTTCTGAATACTATCTAGAGAGCAAACCTTCTGTTCTGAACAACGGCACTATAAAAGTGGATAACGAAATTCCTGATGCTGAATTGATAAAGTTCTTTGGCGCTGAGGAAGTTGTTGTACCTTTACAAGATACTAAGGTGACTACACCATCTGGGAACTTAAAGCTGAAAGATGGTAACGAATATCCAATATCAGATATAAACGCACAACTATTGGAGAAGATTGGGTATACACCTAAAGAAATTGGTAAACTTTTAAAAGCAATCTGTTAATGGCAACCTGTCCAAATACAAATCTTGACTCTTGGAAAGAACTAGTGGCTTCTAAAGGAGAGGATCTTGCCTACTATCTGTGGGACAAGTATGATGGTAATATTCCTGAGGATGCAACTGTGCCCACTCCTGATTCTCCTGTAGCATCTCCTAAGACCATTGCGTTGATCAAAGACTTCATCAAGCGCATTGGTGTGGACATTAAGGTGTTGAAACAGATTGAGGTGAATGGTGTGAAGTATGATGACAAGGGTGCTGCACTTGTGATGCAGAAACTAATACAAGTGGTTGAAGGTAAAGAGGCTGAAGCTCTTCCTGAGGAAGCAATGCACTTTGCTGTGTCAATTATCAAACAGACCAACCCAGCATTATACAAGAAACTACTAGGTGAAATTAACAACTATCGCATTCTAAAGGATGTATTTGCTACATATAGCAAAGATCCAAACTACCAAATAGATGGTAAACCTGATGTTGTCAAACTGAAGGAAGAAGCTATTGCTAAGGTGTTGACACAGGTAGTTATAGATAAGAACGAGGGTAACACTGAAACCCTTCAGAAGATAGCTAATGTAGAAAGCTGGTGGCAACAGATTATAAGAGCCATCAAGAATCTATTTGCTAAAAGTGGATTTGACCAACTCGCTATAGACATCATGTCTGGTAATGAGATTGGTACAGCTGAGGATATCAGAGAGGAGCAAGACGCTATATTTTTCTCAAAGAATCCTCAAGAATCTATATTCGATAGGATTAGAGAGGTGTCTGGAAGAATTGAGAAGAAGGAGGATGGTTATTACATTGATGGTAAGAAGATAAACAGAAGGGTTACAGACATTGTAAAAGATTGGTATTCTAGAAGGTTTAACGATAAAGATCTTACCAAAAGTGAATATGCTAAAGCTGTAGATGATTTAAAGCGTGAGAAGGGTACAGCTGGACACGCTGATATAGAGAACATGTTCAAGGTGTTTGTAGATGAGAACGGTTACCTAAGAGAAACTCCTTTGGATGACTCTACGTATGTATCTCAGCTCAACCCATCTAATAGAGACATGTACAACTCTCTAAAGGAAAATATGGAAGCTAGACTTAAGTCTTTCCCTCAGGGTACAAGATTTATGTCTGAGATAACTGTGTACGATGCTAAACGTGGACTGGCTGGTACAATAGACTTCCTTGCAGTGACACCAACAGGTGAGACTAGCATATTAGACTGGAAGTTCATGGATCTGAATGTAAACAAGTATACAGACATTCCTTGGTATAAGGTGAATGCTTGGAGACAGCAGATGGAGCAATATAAACTCATCCTACAAAATGTCTATGGTGTTAAACCTCAGGACTTCAGACAAACCAGGATGATTCCTATACAGGCTGTGTATTCACAGGGTAATGCCAAAATTAACATTCTACCTCAGTTGCTTAGCGTTAAGATAGGAGATGTGAATGTTAAGAACATTGCAGATGACTACTTGCTTCCTGTAGGACTGGAAGGTGAAAAGACTGGTAATAAAAAGATTGATGCATTGATTGAGAAACTCAATGCTGTATATAAGAAGTTCTCTGAGAAGAAAGTGCTTCCTTCAGAGAAGTTAAGTAAGGCTGAGCAACTTAATGAGCTGTTTACAGCTATCAGGCAGTTGCAAATTAAGGGCAACCTTAAACCTTTGCTTAGACAGGCTAAGATATTGAACAAGCAAATCCAGAAAACTATAGAAACTTACAACAGTAAGTTTGCTGGTCAAGATCCTTCACAGTTTAGCCAGAAAGAAATAAACAGTTTTGCTGAGGAATTACAGACAGCTCAGGATGCTATCAACACTTACGTTAATCTCGACACAGACCTTAGAGGTCTATTTGTAGGAGAATTATCTGAGGAAGATAGAAAACTTAAGGATGATTTAAGAGATGCTGCTGATGATGCCAGAGATATACAATCAACTTTGAATGACATCCTTAATGATTACACTTCTGAGATTATTGCTAAGAGTGAAGGGGTGGATAGTTTACTGTCTCCTGAAAAGATTGTAAAGGGTATTACAAAACTGTTTGCATCTACAGCCACCATACAGCTAAAAGCTATGGAAGTGTTGTACAAGAAAGCAAATAAAGCGTTTGCTCTTGCAGGTTATGATACACTAACAGAAAGCAAAAAGCTACAATCTCTGAAAGAGGCCTATGATAAATGGGCTGCTTCAAAAGGACTTTCACAGAAAGACTACTTTAACATTATTAAGAAGAAGAAGAGTAACGAACTGATTGATGAATTCAATCCTGAGTTCTATTCCACCCTTAAGAAGAACATAGAAGAGAAAGATTCTCAGTGGGTTAGGGACAACATCAATGTGTCTGAGTACAATGAGTTCTTAAAGAAAAAGTTAGAAGAGGAGTTTGAGAGAATAGAGAACAAGCACAGAGTGGGTACAGAAGTGGAAATTAATTCTGAAATCACTCGTGAGAAGAATCAGGCAAAGTTGCTCTACAATACATCCACTACAGAAAGTGCTGGATGGTTGCTATACGACTTTGTGAAACTGTTCCCTAAACGTGAGACCTGGGAGTCTAAAGAATGGAAAGAGCTTAATAATCCTGCCAATAAACCTGCTCTAGATTTCTACAACTACATCAAAGAGAGAAACGAAATCTACCGTGAGTTGGGATATATAGGAAGAGCTGAGGCTCGTACATTCCTTCCATTTGTAAGAAAGAGTCTTGTAGAGAAACTTATTACAGGAGGGAACGTAAGACTTGGCGAACAGTTCTTTAGAGATATATCAATCGATGAGGGTGATATAGGATATGGAAAGATTGATCCTCTAACAGGTAAACCTATAGATGCGCTTCCTAAGTATTTCACAAAAGAAGTGGAAGGGGAAGTGAGTGATGACTTGTTTAGAACTATGGCTATGTACAATGAGTCTGCCATCAGATACCAATATCTCAGTGAGATTGAGGATCAGGTGAGAGCACTTGTAGCTGTAGAAAGAAATAAAAAGGCAATCGCTACATCTGTATTTGGTAGAACTGAATATAAAGATGGCGTTCTTCAATACACCCCAGACAACAACGAGAACACAAAGCTTGTTGAAGACATGATGAAATCCATCATCTATGGTCAGAAGTTTGTACAGAGTGAAACCTTTGACCAGCTTCTAGGTAACCTTGGTAAATGGGGTGAAACATTGAACACTAAACTAGGTATGAAGGTGTTCCCAGAAAACCTAGACGGTAGACAACTGAGTGTTAATAAGATAATCAATCAGCTTAACAACACCTTCCAGATCACTACATTAGGATTGAACGTACTGTCTGCAACCTCCAACTTCTTTGGTGGTAATGCTCAGTCTGTAATCAATTCTGGTAAGTATTTTACCAAGACAGACTATCTATCTTCTGAGGCAATGCTGTTTGTTAACAAGTTTGCTAACGTTGATGATCAAAAGAAACTGATTGGTGCTCTTGAATACTTCCTTCCTCTGACAGAAAACTACAACAGGGATGTGGCTAACAGCCTATCTCTCAATAAGTTAAACCAACAGAACCTACAGGACTTCTTGATGGTGCTCATGAGGAAGTCTGACTGGGCTGTACAGACAGCTAACTTCTACTCCTTCCTCAAGAACACAATTGTACAAGATGGAGAGGTGGTGAATGCAAGAGAATTCTTGAGATCTCAACCTAAGTATGCAGAGAAATATGCTGGTACAGTGGAAGATAGGAAAGCTTTTGAACAAGAGTTTGAGGCTGAAGTGAAGAGTCTTGTAGAAGAGAAGGGTATACTAAAGGTTGCACAAATCGTTGATAATGAATTTGTTATACCTGGTGTAGAAAGAAAATCCGACAGTGTTGTTAGGCTCAGAAGGAACGTACAACAACTTACAAAGGATGCTCTTGGTAACCTGTCTGAGGATGATTTGAGAAAGATCAACCTCACTATATACGGTAAGTCATTCATGATATTCAAGAACTGGATCCCTCGTCTGGTAGATGTACGTATGGGTAACCTTAAGTATAATAATGCTTCAGATGCCTATGAGTGGGGAAGGATGAGAATGGTGTTCCGCATGTTGTCAGAAGACCTGATAGGAAGCCTTAATAATCTGTACGGCTCCCTTGTAGCTAATCAGAAGGGTGTTGATTTCATGAGAGAGCTATTTGAAAAGAAAAGAGCTGATTATGAAAAGGATACAGGCAAAACTCTAGATATGACAGAGGCTGAGTTCATGGACCTGGTGAGAAATAACCTCAGAAGTCAAATGTACGATGTTATATTCCTAACAACTATGTTCATCCTCGTAGCTTCTCTCAAGGCAAACATGCCTGATGATGAAGAGGATGCAGCTACTAAGGCTAGATATAGATTTATGGTGAAGGCTGCTGATAAGTTTAAGGATGAATTGGCATACTTCTATGACCCCACTAGCTTCCAAAACCTCGTATCTAGTGGCATATTCCCATCCTTAGGACTTGTAGACAACTTTAAAAAGGGCACCGTGAACTTCTTTAAAGAAAACTGGGCTCTTGCTACAGGGGATGATGAAGCTGTTGAAGAAATCAAGGTTATTAAATACTGGCTGAAGACATTCCCATTCACAAATCAGATGGCTGGATATCTCCCAATGTTCTATCCTGAACTAGCTAAAGACCTTGGTTTGAGAGTTCAATCTAACTACGGAATTAGATAGTACATAACGCTATATTATATCACTTATTTTCTCATAACTCATTGAAAATACATTACTAACAACTAATTTTGCTAATATGCGTACCGCTGCAATTTGCCCAACATGTGCTGTTTTTGAGAATGCTTTGTGCATCCTCTATAACGGTGAATATTTGCCCAATATTGACGTAAACCCCCTAGACTCTCTAGAGGTGGCATTGGAAAAGATAAATGACAATCTAGTTCCTGTAACAGGATCTGGTGCTCCTACAGCTGGAGCCATCTATCTTGGACAACTTTACGTGAGAACTTCTGTATCTCCAAACCTGTATTTTGCTAAGTCAGTGGGTACAGGTGCCTTGGATTGGAGGATTCTTCTTTCTATTCCTTACACAGGAGCCCCTGAGTATGCTGACAATGCAGCTGCTATTGCTGGTGGTTTAACAAATGGTCAAGTTTACCGTACAGGTGACGTGTTGAAAATCGTACATTAATCTAAGACATGAACGTACTTCCTAACATACTACAGTATGGAAGTAGTGGTACATCTGGTACATCAGGTGAATCACAGACTTCTGACTACGTAAATAATTTCCCAGTTTATATAGATCCAGTGGTTCCTGTGGAGCCACCACCTAGTGAATTATCATCTAGTCAGCCCTCCTTTTTGTCCAAGCTCTATGGTAGGACTCTTGTTCAGGAGACCCCTATTATTACTAGCGAGCCACTTATTTACGTTGCTGCTCCTGATCCAGTGGATCCAGCAGACAACCAATCGTTCATGTCTAAGCTATTTGCTAATGCAAATAACAATACAGCTTTCACAAGCAGCCCAGTAGTATGTGCTGCTAATCCTTGTCCTATCACATTGAACGCCACCTGTGTGTTCTATGAAGGACCCAATTTGATCTATACAAAGATCAACACAAATGACAACCTCCAGACAGCTCTTGAGAAGATAGAGGCAGCTATTGCTGACGAACTTGCAGGAAGCTCTGGTACGAGTGGCACTTCTGGCACCTCAGGAACGTCTGGTACAGCAGGTACTTCAGGTACCACTGGCACCAGCGGAACTTCAGGCACAAGTGCTACAGCAGGTACTAGTGGCACCTCAGGTAGCTCTGGCACATCTGGTACAACAGGAACAAGCGGTACGAGTGGTACTGACGGTAGTGGAGGAACCTCTGGAACCTCTGGGACGTCTGGAACATCTGGTACTAGTGGCACTGCTGGAACCAGTGGCACCTCTGGTACTACGGGTACAAGTGGCACATCAGGTACAGATGGTAGTGGTGGCACATCAGGCACTTCGGGTACATCTGGAACCAGTGGTACAGCTGGCACCTCAGGTACAAGCGGAACCACAGGAACTAGTGGCACTAGTGGGACAACTGGTACCTCAGGTACATCAGGCACCCATGGTACATCAGGTACAACTGGTACTAGCGGTACGTCTGGGACAACTGGAACTTCTGGAACCTCAGGCACTACAGGTACGTCTGGTACCTCAGGCACTTCTGCAACGAGTGGTACGAGCGGAACCAGTGGTACAGATGGAACAGGAGGTACGAGCGGTACATCTGGTACATCAGCCACTAGTGGAACTAGTGGTACAACAGGAACTAGTGGGTCAAGTGGCACCAGTGGAACCTCTGGAACATCAGGAACTGATGGCTCAGGAGGTACTTCTGGCACATCGGGTACATCTGGTACAGATGGAACTAGTGCAACATCAGGAACTTCTGGTTCTTCTGGAACATCAGGAACCTCTGCAACTAGTGGAACTACAGGTACTTCTGGTACGTCAGGTACTGACGGAACAGGAGGAACTAGTGGTACGTCAGGTACATCTGCCACCTCTGGATCATCAGGCTCTTCTGGAACTGATGGAACAGGAGGCACATCAGGTACCAGTGGAACCAGTGCGACCAGTGGTACGTCTGGAACTACAGGAACCTCAGGTAGTAGTGGTACAACTGGTACGTCTGGTACGAGTGGGACCGCTGGTACAAGTGGAACAGATGGTTCTGCAGGTACATCAGGTACAAGTGCAACGAGTGGAACAAGTGGTACAAGTGCTACATCAGGCACGTCTGGAACAAGCGGAACTACTGGTACATCTGGTAGCTCTGGTTTGAGTGGAGATAGATTTGCTACAACATCAAGTACAACATATACATTAGGAGGTGTTGGTTCCTCAGGAACTATCACAGTGGGGACAGGACTAGCCTACACAGTGGGTCAGTCTATCATTGTTGCCTACGATGCTAATAATCACGTAGAAGCTGAGGTGACTTCATACAATCCAGCAACTGGCGTATTGAGCTTCACTGTATTTAGACTTACAGGGTCTGGTACATATAGTTCATGGCAAGTAAACTTGGATGGTGCTACAGGTGGTGATGGTTCTAGTGGATCATCAGGAACTAGTGGTACATCTGCAACAGCTGGTACCTCTGGTACGACAGGTACATCAGGTTCAAGTGGTACGTCTGCTACGTCAGGTAGCTCAGGTACTACAGGAACTAGTGGAACTGACGGTACAAGTGGAACCAGCGGCACCACAGGCACATCTGGCTCAAGCGGTAGTAGTGGATCTTCAGGAAGCAGTGGTTCTAGTGGAACATCTGCCACTTCTGGAACTTCTGGTACATCAGCTACAGATGGTACAGGGGGCACTAGTGGAACTAGTGGGTCCTCAGGATCAAGCGGTAGTGCTGGAACAAGTGGTACAGCAGGTAGTCCTGGTACGTCTGGAACTAGTGGTAGTTCTGGAACAGCAGGATCGTCAGGAACCACAGGTACATCTGGAACTTCTGGAACAACAGGTACCAGTGGTACTAGTGGTGTATCTGGAACCTCTGGAACTAGTGGTACAAACGGTACAGGTGGAACATCTGGCACCTCTGGAAGCAGTGGAACATCTGGGTCTAGCGGTACAGCAGGTTCATCTGGTACTAGTGGAACATCAGGTACAGCAGGTACTAATGGTAGTCCAGGAACCTCTGGCACAAGTGGATCAAGTGGATCTAGTGGTACAAGCGGTACGACAGGTACCAGTGGAACCTCAGGTTCTTCTGGATCTAGTGGTATAAACGTTGGATCAAGTGCTGTAATTGTACTTGGTGCAGGTGCTTGTTCTTCTGTTAGATGTGGCGTTAGCAATAGTGCAACAGGTGGTTACACAGGTAACTTGGCAGGTACAAGTAACACCATGAGTGGATGCTGTTACAACGTTATAGTTGGTGGATTTAACAGTACTGCAAGCGGAACATATTATGCGTTTATAGGTAATGGTAGTACAAACACGGCAAGTGGCAGTGTTTCATTTATAGGTACAGGTGGGAGCAACATCGCTTCAGCAGATTATGCTTTTATTGGTAATGGTGCAGGAAATACAGCTTCAGGTAGTTTTGCAACTATTGTAGGAGGTACAGTTAATACGGCATCAGGAACATGTTCTTTTATTGGTGGAGGTTTTTGTAATACTGCTTCAGGAACACATGATGTTGTTGTGGGTGGATTATACAATAGGGCAACATCTTCTGCCCAATCATTTATAGGAGGTGGTTGCTACAACTATATTTCAACAGGTGTTTGGAATACCATCACGGGTGGTATTTGTAACTGTATTACAGCAGGAGGATATGGATTTATTGGTGGTGGATATAGAAACTGCCTGATAAATAGCGCAACAGAATCTGCTGTAGTTGTTGGAGGTACTAATACTGTATCTGCCTCTTATTCAGGTATTCTTTCAGGAGCTTTAAATAGTGTATCAGGCGCACGTTCTTCTGTTTCAGGAGGTTGCCAAGTTACAGCGAGTGGCGCATTCAGCCATGTTGGAGGTGGTTGTTTAAATACAGCATCAGGAACAACAGCAGGTGTGTTGAGTGGTAGAGGTAATGCCGCAGGAGGTAATTGGTCTTCTGTAAGTGGTGGTTATAATAACTCAGCAGGCGGTAATGAATCTCATGTAGGTGGAGGTAATGCAAACTCTGCTTCAGGATGTATGTCATTGGTTGGTGCAGGTTTTGGTAACACTGCATCAGGTTTAAGGTCAGGTATTGGTTCAGGTCAATGTAACACAGCATCAGGTAACTATTCTTTTGTTGGAGGTGGTGTTAGCAATTTAGCTTGTGGTGTTTACTCTACAGTGACAGGCGGTATAGTAAACGAAGCAAGAAGTACAGGAGCTGTAGCGGGTGGTTATGCCAACACTGCAAGTAATAGATATTCAGCAGCTCATGGTGGATTGTCTAACGTTGCTCAGGGTATTTCATCTGTTATCGCAGGTGGTCAATCTAACTATGTTTGTAACTCAACATCAGGATGCCTTGCTTATGGAGCAGTTGTCACAGGTGGTGTTGGTAATAATACCACGGGTGGGACTTGGAGTTTAGCTTCCTGTGCGTTTACGGTAGCACCAACTCCTTGTAATGTAGGACAATACTCTTTCATAGGCGGCGGATTTCAGAATAGAGCAGGAGGAAATTATAATTCAGTAGTAGGAGGATTTTGTAATAGTACAGGTACAAGTGGATACACCGCAATTGCAGGTGGTTTTTGTAACACAGCTTCTGCAAACTATAACTTTATAGGAGCAGGTCAAAATAACTGTATTATTTCTACAGGAGGAATGTCTATACTTGTTGGTGGCTATCTAAATACAGTTAGTAGCACATATAGCTTTTTAGGAGGAGGTAGAAGTAACTTAGTCTCAGGAGCTTGTTCTGTAATAGTTGGAGGTAAAAGTAATACAGCATCAGGATATATTTCAGCAATAGGTGGTGGTCAGTCAAATATAACATCAGGAAGTTTTACTTTTGTCGGTGGTGGTAATGGGGTGTGTGCCACATCTTGTTTGGCAACAGCTGTTGGAGGAGCAAATAATAGAGCATCGGGAGCAAGAGCGTTTGTAGGTGGTGGTTCAGCCAACACTTCTTCAGGATATATTTCAGTAGTAGTTGGTGGTGATTCGAATACATCAAATGATAGATATGGTGTTATAAGTGGGGGGGCTGTCAATACTGCATCGAACACTTATGCAACGGTGTCGGGAGGTCTAAGTAATACAGCTTCAGCGAGTAGAGGAACAGTAGCAGGTGGTACAGGAAACACAGCAAGTGGATATGCAGCTTTTGTTGTAGGTCAAAACAACACAGCAAGCGGGAATAGAGCTACAATTAGTGGAGGTAGAAATAATACATCATCAAGCACATATTCGACAGTCTCAGGCGGTTATAGAAACAGGGCTACACAATATGCTACAACTGTGAGTGGTGGATATGGTAACTATTCATGTGTTACACAAGGAACTGTTGGGGGCGGTATATGTAATAATCTTTGCAGTAGCGTAAGTGCTTCTTGCGGAGCAGGAGCAACGATTGCAGGTGGTGTTGGTAACAACACAACAGGTGGTACATTTAATCCTGCAACAGGTCAGTTTTCTGTTGCACCAACCGCAATATGCAACGCAGGTCAATTCTCTTTCATAGGAGGAGGATTTTCAAATGTAGCTACAGGAGCATATTCTGTTTTAAGTGGTGGGCAATGCAACACTGCAAGTGGATATAGGAGTTTTGTAGGTTCAGGTTATCAAACTGTAGCATTAGGTTGTCATAGTGTAGCTGTTGGAGGTTTGTTTAACTGTGCAAGTAACTGTGCAGTAGTGGTAGGTGGTTGTGTTAATACAGCTTCAGGTGCTTATTCTTTTATTGGAGGTGGTAGAACACACACAGCAAGTGGTACTTGGTCTACCATTTCAGGTGGATATGGTAACCTTGCAAGTGGACAAATATCAGTAGTTGCAGGAGGTTATGGAAGTAGTGCAACAGGTTGTCGTGCTGCAACCTTGGGGGGTCAATCAAATGGTGCATCAGGCGCATGGGCTACAGCAGGTGGTGGAATTAGTAATGTTGCATCAGGAGAATCATCAGTGGTAAGTGGTGGTGATAGTAACACAGCAAGTGGTATTCGTGCAGCAATAGGTGGCGGTTTAGCAAATACAGCAACACAATGTGTATCTACTGTAGCAGGTGGAGACTATAATGATGCTACAGCAAACAGAGCATTCATAGGTGGTGGATATAATAATACAGCTTCTTCAAGCTATACCACTGTATCAGGTGGTTATCAAAATACGGCATCTGCTACAAGGGCTACTGTTGCAGGTGGTCAGTTCAATTTTGCCACAGGTAGCCAATCGATAGTTGGCGGGGGTATATGTAACTGTGCAACCACTTCAAATTCACATATTGGTGGCGGTCTTAGAAACTGTGTTGTAGGAAGCATGGAAGCATCCACAATAAGTGGAGGTTATGGTAATATAGTTTGTGGTTCAGGTTGTGAAGCAACTATTGGAGGTGGTCGTGGAAACCGTACTGTTGGTTGGTGGACATTTGTAGGAGGTGGTGTTGGAAACGTGGCTTCTGCTGAAAGTTCTATTAGTGGCGGTGCATTAAACACAGCATCAGGATATAGGTCTTCTGTATCAGGTGGTTGGTGTAACGTTACATCAGGTTGTCAAGCGGGTGTTTTGAGTGGATGTGGTAATACAGCATCAGGATATAGAGCAGTTGCTGTTGGTGGCGGTTCAAATATATCTTCAAATAGTTGGTCAACAGTAGGTGGAGGTAGAAATAACACAGCTTCAGGTTGCATGTCCTTTATAGGTGGTGGCTGTGGAAACACTGTTTCGGGTGGTTATGCTTCTTCTCTTTTAGGTGGATGTGGTAACACAGCATCGGGAACAAGGTCTACCGTAGGTGGTGGAATGTTGAATACAGTAACAGGAGCATCAGGAACAATAGCAGGTGGAGAATATAACTGTATTTGTAGTGCAGGCATATTTGGAATCATATCAGGTGGATATTGTAGCATAGTTTCAGGATGTTCTGCATCAATATTAGGTGGTAGAGCTAATTTAGCATCAGGAGATTGTTCAACAGTGGGTGGCGGTCAAGCAAACTGTGCAACAGGTGCTTTTTCAGCAATAGTGGGAGGAGACCAACATGCTGCCACAGCTTCAAGAGCATTTATAGGTGGTGGTTATGACAATACCGTAAGTAACGGTTATGGAGCTATAACAGGAGGTTATCAAAACAATGCTTCTTACATGGCTTTTGTAGGTGGAGGTAGAGGAAGCACAGCATCAGGAAACTATTCAACAGTAGCAGGGGGACAGTCTAACACTGCTTCAGGAACTGTATCAACAGTTGGTGGAGGTGCAGGGCATACAGCTTCAGGATATCGTTCTGTTATCAGTGGTGGACACGCAAATTATGCTACAGCATCTTGTTCCGCAGTAGGAGGTGGATATAACAACATTTCTTCAGGAGGATTTGCTTTTGTTGGTGCAGGTACAGGTAACACCTCTTCAAGTTCAGCAACATTTATTGGAGGTGGTTATTATAATGTTGCAAACTGTGGATATGCTTCAGTGGCAGGAGGACAACAGAACACAGCAAGTGGAAGATATTCATTTGCAGGTGGTGGTCTTTGCAACCTTTCCAATGGTGATATGTCAACTATTGGTGGAGGTTCATGGAATAAAATAATTAGTTCAATAGCTACTTGTTGTGCAACAGGAGCTACTATTGCAGGCGGTGTAGGTAACAATACATGTGGTGGAACATTTAATAACTATGGTGTTCCAACTGTAAACCCAACAGTTGTATCAGCAGGTATTTATTCTACAATAGGAGGTGGTTTTCAGAATAGGGCAGTGGGAGAATACTCTGTAGTTTCAGGCGGTATTTTTAATGTTGCAAACACAATATATTCATTTGTTGGTGGTGGGTATGGACACCTTGCTTCAGGTCAAGCTGCAATGATAGGTGGAGGTCGCTCCCATACAACATCTAATACTTATGCTACAGTACTAAGTGGATATAACAGCACTGCAACGGGTTACGCTTCAACAATTTCAGGAGGTTATCAAAACATTGCTTCGGGTACTGATGCTGCAATATCAGGTGGTCGTGCTAATACAGCAACAGCCTTAGCAGCTTATGTTGGAGGAGGAAGATATAATGATGCAACAAATAATGTAGCCACTATAGCAGGTGGATATGATAACACAGCTTCAGGTGGATACTCAACTGTAGGTGGTGGATTAGGTAACTGTGCTACAGGATGTATATCTGCTGTAGTGGGTGGTAGACAAAGTTGTGCTACAGGTTGTTATGCTTTTGCAGGAGGTGGTTACAATAGTAAAGCTACAGCTTTTGCAACTACAACAAGCGGTGGATATGGAAACTTAGCTTCAGGAAATTCATCAACAGTATCAGGTGGTAGAATAAATACAGCTTCTAATGGTTATGCTACAGTTGCGGGAGGTTATCAAAACACTGCGAGTGGTGCTTATGCTTTTGTAGGTGCAGGTAGTATAAGTTCAGCAGGTGGTGACTGTGCTGTAATGGTAGGTGGTAAAGCAAATGCCGCAAGTGGTAATATATCATTTCTTGGTGGAGGATGTACAAACACCGCATCGGGACAAAATTCAGTTGTTGTTGGGGGATGTAATAACACATCAAGTGGTAATACATCAAGTATTTTAGGAGGTAGAGGTAACTCTACGTCTACTGCTTGTAATAGTATAAGCGGTGGATATGGTAATATAATTACAGCTTCAACAGGTCGTTCTTCAATTGTTGGTGGTAGTTCTAACTGTATAGGAGGTTCAGGTCTTGCATTTATTGGAGGAGGTAATACAAACACTATATCAGGTAGTTATTATGGAACTATAGCAGGTGGTGTAGGAAACACTACCTCAGCTTGGGCAAACTTTATTGGAGCAGGTACATTCAATGTCGTTTCAGGAGGTTGTGGTGCAGTTGCAGGTGGTAATGGGAACACTGCTTCGGGGGGAGCATCTGCTATAGGTGGTGGTAGAGGTAATACGGCTTCAGGCACTTATTCTAAAGTCGGAGGAGGATGTTCAAATACTGCATCAGCTTCAAGGTCAACAGTAGTAGGTGGATTCCAAAATACTGCATCATTTTATGCTTCATTTGTTGGAGGAGGTAGTTTTAACACAGCAAGTTGCTATTGTTCTTTTGTTGGTGCAGGTAATGGTAACGTAGCTTCAGGTAATGGTTCTGCGGTTGTAGGAGGTCAATCAAATTCTGCATCCAATCTAAATTCATTTGTAGGTGGAGGTAGAGCAAACTGCGCTTATGGAATTTGTTCAACAGTTGGAGGAGGTTATAATAATAGGGCAAACCTATACAGCACTGCTGCGGGAGGTCTAAGTAATAATGCTACAGGTACTACTTCAACCGTAAGTGGTGGTTATAGTAACACAGCAAGTGGTACATACGATGCTTCTATTGGAGGTGGTGCATCGAATAGTGCAAGTGGAAATAAGTCAAGAGTAGGAGGTGGACAATCTAACGGTGCTACGGGTACAGCTTCTTTTGTAGGAGGTGGTTGTGCTAACACTGCGTCAGGCTATCGTTCAACAGTAAGTGGTGGTTTATCTAATGTAGCTTCAGGAGATAGAGCAACGGTAGGTGGTGGTGGTGCAAACTGTGCTACAAATACAGGAGATACTATTTCAGGTGGTATTAATAGTAGAGCAGGTGGTGCTTATGGTACAGTTTCAGGTGGTTACAATAATAGTGCTACAGGATATATGGCTGTTATTGGTGGTGGTTGTATAAACTCATCAACATCAAACGCATCAACAGTTAGTGGAGGTCAGCAAAATTCAGCATCAGGTGCATGTTCCACTGTGGGTGGTGGTATTACAAATAGTGCATCTGGTACAAAATCTACCATTGCAGGTGGTCAAACAAACACTGCATCAGGATATAACTCATTTATCGGAGGTGGATATGCTAACCAAGCAACACAAACATATAGCTTTGTTGGTGGTGGAGACGAAAATATTATTTCATCAGGTGCAAGAGGTGTAATTAGTGGTGGTCAAGGTAATAGAATATGTGGTACATCATCAGGATGTAATACAATTGGTGGTGGATATTTAAACTGTATCACTACAGGATTTGTAAATACAATTGGTGGTGGTTATAACAATAGAATAGTAGGTGGCTCTTACCACGTCATAGCAGGTGGTTATAGTAACCAAATATCATCAAATACAGAATCAGGTATATTAACAGGTGGTGCTAATACAGTATCAGGTACATACTCAGTAGTAGTTGGTGGTCAAGCAAACACAGCATCAGGGATATGCTCAGGGGTGTTAGGAGGTAGAAGTAACACAGCTTCAGGAAATCATTCTTCAGTACTTGGTGGATGCGGTAATGTAATATCAGGAAATTGTTCAGGTGGTGGAGGTGTAGGAATATCAGGAACTTGCTCATCTACTTTTTATTGGAATAACTTTTGTGCAACGTCTTGTATGTGGGCAGTTGCATATTTTGAATCTTCTGACGAGCGTTTGAAGGATATTCATTGCACTGTAGGATCTTGTGACTCCATCAATCCTATCTATTTCAAATGGAAAGAAGGTGACGCAAGTGTTATTAACATAGGATATTCTGCACAGAACGTGAAGGAAGTGCTTCCTCATACAATCAGAACAGATGAGAAGGGCTACTATAACGTAGACTACCATCAGGTGCACATCTATAAAATAACTAAACTTGAGGAACGCATCACACAGCTTGAGGATATAATCAAAAAACTATCATCATGTCTTGGGTAGGAATAGCAAATAACCAAACTGTATCGTTTAACAATCTGCAGGATGCTGTGACAAATGGTTATTTTGTTGCTCTTGCAGCTATTCCTGCAAGCCAAGAACAAATCACCAAAACAGATGCTTCCACATATGCAAATATTGATACCGCATATGGTCCATATGCAGCTAAAGCAAGCAACCAGCTTGTTGTAAAAAGCAACCTCAGACCAATAAGTTATGCCTACACCATCTACTACGAGGAAGCTTGTTACTATGATGGATTTTATATTGAGGGAGGTGCTGCAAGTGGTGACATAGCGTGTGGTAACACTCTCACTATAACACTATACAGTCCTGTTTCATCATTTGCAAACGGGATGAAACTATTCTATGATTCAGCATGTAGCAATCCTTGGTATGGAGATACAGGAGGATGTGGTCAGTATTATAAAGTGATTATTGCTGGATCTTCATACTCGTTCACCTATCCAAACTCAGGCTCAACTGTTCAGAATTTAACACCTTGCGCTCTCCCATGTGAATGTTATGTTCTTTACAACGATGACAATATTGATATTTCAATATCTTTCTACGAGTGTGGTGGAAGCACAACAACTCCTGAATGTTTAACTTGTGCTGCGGCTTCTCAAATATATATATGTGTACAGGGAGGTCAAGGTAATAACTACTTCGTTAGCTATGGTACAAACTGTGCAGGTGGTCCTGTTCCTGCTTTTACACTTGTAGCTTTAGGAACAAACTGTACAACAGGCGGTGATTGTATCTAAATAATTCAAAACTTTTTAATAACTTTGTAAAATAAAACAATAAACAATGGCAAATTCTTGGAACACTCTTCACATTTTCGGTTTTGGAACTGTGCAAGCAATCTCTGACACACAGAACGTACAGGCTCCTATATCAGCTTTTCAGGCTGAAGTGGATGCTGTAGTGAATGATGTATGGAACAACAAACCTGCAGGATATACAGGTCCTAAAACTTTCCATGCTATCAACAACTTTGATGGTCTTTTCTCTGACTGGCTTCCTAATGAACCTAACGTAGAATCATTCAGAGTTCAGGCAGCTGACTTAGATCAATCTTTGTTAGATGCATTGGCAGATGGCGTACTTGCTTATGTTCCTCCTACCACAACGACCACTACCACTAAGAATATCACTACCACTAGCACAACAACGGCTAAATAAACATTAATTTGGAAGTGTAATCTGTAGGTTTTACCTTTGTATAAACCCTACATATGAACATTATATTCCAAATCAATGGTGGTATAGGAAAGTGCATACTGGCAACATCTGTATGTGAAGCTATCAAGGCGCAACATCCTGATAGTCAATTAATTGTAATGAGCGGTTACCCAGAGGTGTTTTTAAACAACCCCTTTGTGGACCGCTCATTTGCATTTGGTCAAGCCCAATACTTCTATCAAGACTTTATTGAGAACAAGGAGTTCAAGGTGCTTGCACACGATCCCTACCTAGAAACAGCACATCTATTGCAGAATGAACATTTGTCCAAAACCTGGGCAGAGATGTTTAACATCAAGGCTCCTGAGGATGTCACACCAAAGATATACATCACAGAAAGAGAGAAAACATTCTTCTCTAGTAAGTTTAACTCTGATGCCCCCATCCTCCTTATACAAACTAATGGTGGTGCGCAGGGACAAGAGCTTAGATATTCATGGGCTAGGGATATTCCTACAAACATTGTACAGGCTGTTATAGAAGAGTTTAAGAACACACATAACATTGTACACATAAGGCGTGAGGATCAAATAGGATATGAATTTACCACTCCTGTTACAGATAACTTCAGAGCGCTAGCTGTTCTTGTATCTCTCAGTGACAAACGTTTGCTCATGGACAGCTTTGGTCAGCACACAGCTGCTGCTCTAAACAAACCTTCTACAGTGCTTTGGGTAGCTAACACACCTGTGGTGTTTGGATATGATGTACATGATAACATTCTAGCCAACCCATTTACCAAAAGACCTGAGCTTAAACATTCTTATTTTCAGAAGTTTGACATCTCTGGAAACCTATTGGAGTTTCCTTACAACAATGAGTCTGAGATGTTTGACGTTGATAAGGTGATTGCATCTATTAAAAACCAAAAATAATATGGAGAAGATATTCTATCAGAGCTCACTTCCAAGAGCTGGGTCTACGTTATTGCAGAACATATTAGCACAGAACCCAGACGTATATGCTACACCTACAAGTGGTGTGCTTGAGCTTGTGTTTGCAGCCAGGGCTAATTACACAGACTCTCCTGAGTTTCAAGCACAAGATCCAGAGGTAATGAAAACAGCTTTTCAAGCTTTCTGTAAACATGGCATGGACGCTTATTACAATGCTATTACAGATAAGAAGTATGTTGTTGATAAATCTCGTGGATGGGGTATACACTATGACTTCCTTAACTTTGTTCAACCTGATCCAAAGATCATATGCATGGTGAGAGACCTCAGAGATGTATTTGCTTCTATGGAAAACAACTATAGAAAGCATCCTGATAAGGCTAATGCTATTCTCAACTGGGCACAGATGACTGGAACAACAGTTCCTAAACGTATAGACATCTGGGCACAATCTCAACCTATTGGTCTTGCTATCGAGAGGTTGGGTGAGCTCTTTAGACTAGGATATGCAGACAAAATACTCTTTGTTAAGTTTGAAGACCTATGTCTCTATCCTGAGACAGAGATGACAAGGATATATCAATACCTTGGCATCCCATATTTCAAGCACGACTTTGACAACATTGAGCAAGTGACTAAGGAAGATGATGAAGTGTATGGTCAGTTTGGTGACCACGTGATTAGAAAGAAACTTGAGCCTGTACAGTCTAGAGCTAAGCAGCTCCTTGGTAAGGATGTAACAGATTGGATTTACACAAACTACAAATGGTTCTTTGATCAATTCAGATATAGCAAATGATTATAGTATTATTCGGACAGCCACACAGTGGTAAGACAACATTAGCAAACCAGTTTGCAGGTCATGTTAACATTGATGGAGACCAACTTAGAAAGATTTTTGAAAACAAAGACTACTCTAGGGAAGGAAGAATCAAGAACCTAAATAGGGCTAGTGACATTGCTCACTATCTCAACAGTGTAGGTAAGAGTGTAACCCTATCTCTAGTCTATCCTTATAAAGAAGCTAGAGACTACCTGAACAGTTTAACACCTAATGTAAGATGGGTATATTTACACTATGATGGTGAGAGAGGAAGAGAAGGATTCCATGTAGGAGATTTTGATAAACCTGGAGATGATGAACAGGTTATGCAACTTAACACCTCTGCTACGTCTGTAAAAGAATGTTATACCACAATATACAATTGGGCATATGGTGAATAACGTTCATGAGTGTCCTGAGTGTAAGATAGCCAAGGGTTGGGGACATGAGCTTATTATTCATAACTCTGAAAAGTATTGTGGTAAGCTACTAGTATTCAAGGCTGGATGTAAGTTCTCTATGCATTATCACCTACTCAAACAGGAGACATGGTATGTAAACAAAGGAACATTCATCTACCGATGGATAGATACTAATCAGGGGACAGAGCTTTCCACTCGTTTGGCTGTTGGAGATGTTGTTACACAATACCCAGGACAACCACATCAGCTTGAGGCTCTAAAGGATGGGGAGATATTTGAGGTGAGCACACAACACTTTGACTCAGACAGCTATAGAATATGGAAGGGAGATTAACAATATATGTAGACATTGATGGCACAATATGCCACACAGATGGTAATAAATACAGTGAATGTGTTCCCATCCATGAGAACATAGCTAAGATAAATAAACTGTATGATGAGGGACATGAGATAGTATATTACACAGCTAGAGGTCAAAGGTCAGATGTTGATTATACAAAGCTGACAACCAAACAGCTGTACGATTGGAACTGTAAATACTCAAAGGTGGTGATGAATCATAAACCTGCCTACGACCTAATGATATGTGATAAAACAAAAAGAATAGAAGAGATATGAGAATATGGGTGAATGGAGCTTTTGACATCCTGCATATAGGACACATTAAGCTTCTTAAACATGCAGCAGCTATGGGCTACCTTAGAGTGGGGATAGATACAGACAAGAGAATAAAAGAGCTAAAGGGTCCCAACAGACCCTTTAATTGTTTTAGCACAAGAAAGGAAATGTTAGAATCTCTACGCTTTGTAGACGAGGTGGTGGGGTTTGGTGGTGAGCAGGAGCTCATAGATGAGATTAAACTTTATCAACCAGATGTGATGGTGATTGGATCTGACTACAGGAATAAGAGGATTGTTGGATCGGAATTTATAAACAAAATTGTTTACTTTGACAGGGTGGAGAATATGTCCACCACATCAATACTAGAATATGAAAAAGATAGTGGTAATAGGTGAGCTCTGCCATGATGTGTTTGTATATGGGGAATGCAAAAGGCTGAGCCCAGAAGCACCCGTTCCTGTATTCAATCCTATACATAGTGTAGAGAATCTAGGAATGGCTGGGAATGTTGTGGCTAACATCAACACTATTGATTCTAACATAGGAATATCTTTCTATCACAGCCTAGAGAAGATAACCAAGACTAGGTATGTAGATAAGAAAACCAACCATCTATTCCTTAGGGTGGATGATGAACCACGTGTGAACAGAATACATATATCAGAGACACTTATTTCTGAGATAAAGGAAGCAGATGCTGTAGTGGTTAGTGATTACAACAAAGGGTTTCTGTCTGAAGATGACCTGTATACAATATCAAAACTTGCAAGATTTGCAATAGTTGACACTAAGAAGAGGATGAATCCCATCCACCTATCACATTTCAACTTCATCAAAATAAATGAACATGAGGCTAATCAGGGAGTTGCTGATGAACTTAAAGAAAAGACTATTGTAACACTTGGTCCAAAAGGAGCAATGTATATGGATACATTATACCCATCTCCACACCCTAAGGAAACTATAGATGTGTCAGGAGCTGGTGATACATTCCTAGCAGCATTTGTCACTAAGTATTTGGAGACAGAAGATGTTAATATTTCTATTACCTTTGCAAATAAGATGAGCGCTATTGTTGTATCAAAAAGAGGCGTAGCTACACCATGAAAGTATTGATTACAGGAACTAAAGGATTTATAGGAGGCAATCTCTGGAAGCATTTTGATGACCCGTTGGTGATTAATGAAAACTTTTTTCTTGAACCAGAATGGCCTGGGCTTTTACATAAAGCATTGAACAACCATTCACCAGATGTTGTGTTCCACGTAGGCGCTTGTTCCAACACTCTAGAGACAGATGTTAATTACATCATGAATCTAAACTTCCAATGTACAAAGCTACTGATGGATTGGTGCAAACGTGGTGGTAAACCTATGATATATTCATCCTCTGCAGCATCCTATGGAACAAATGGACAATACCCATCCAACCTATATGGCTGGAGTAAGTATGTAGCTGAGCAATATGTAATTAGCAACGGTGGTGTAGCACTTAGATACTTCAATGTATATGGACCAGGAGAAGAGCACAAGGGTAACATGGCTTCTATGGTCTACCAGATGTTTAAAGCAGGAGAAGCTAAGCTATTTCCTGGTGAGCCTCAACGTGATTTCATATATGTGGATGATGTTGTACTTGCCAACCTACATGCATTGGCACACTATGATGTGCTATCAGGAAAGAAATATGATGTAGGACTTGGAGAAGCACACACCTTTGAGTATATTGCAAATGTATTAGAGATTCCATACACATACCATGACTCATCAGCTATACCAGAAGGATATCAATTCTACACATGTAGCAATCCTAGAAACTGGATGCCTGGTTGGGCACCAGAATATTCAATAAAAACAACACTACAATTATGCAAAACGTATTGGCAAAAGCTGCTCACAAATCAGGACAATGGGCAATGTTCATCGGAAGATGGCAACCGTGGCACGAAGGACACAGATGGTTAATTGACCAAGCATTTAACGAGGATAAGAAAGTGCTCCTCTGTATAAGAGATGTACCTGTGGATGAGAAGAATCCTTGGTCTGCTATTGAGGTGATGATGAACCTCACTAACGAATTAATAGACTTAATTGAAGAAGGAAGACTTAAAATTATTATTATACCTGATATTGAATCTATCAATATTGGTAGGGGTATTGGTTATGATGTTATAGAACATGTACCGCCTCAAGATATACATGATATATCTGCTACAAAGATTCGTGAACAAATGAAAGCTGAGGGTAAGTTATGATGGTAGAAAGGAAACGACATATAGCTAAGACTATTAGTTATCGTCTCATCAGTACACTCATTGGTGTGCTCACTATGTTTATTGTAACAGGATCTATGAAAGCAGGAGCTGCATTTGGTGTAGCTGAGCTGTTGTGGAAGCCTGTACAATACTACATCCACGAACGTATTTGGTATAAGTGGATTAGATATGGCTTAAAAGGGCAAAAACAACCTGACTAGCATCTATCTTCTGGTGGCATTCAAACTGTCTGTCTGTTCCCTTGTGTTCAGGACACCAGTCCCAATCTCCTGGATCAAACTTATATTCAGCTTTGTTCCAACATCCGTGGCATACATTCTTGTTGTCAATCCTAATGCATTGAAACTCATGGTCTGCTTCTGTGAAGTTGGAGATCATCACCACCTTCTTGTCAAGAGCCCAGGCTAACCAGCTAAGTCCACTAGACAGTCCTATGAATATCTTACTGTGATGGATAATGTTCATGGTGTTCTCTATGGATGTATCCTCTATCTGCTCACAGTTGTCAAAAGGATTCTTCTCCTTAGATACATTAATCACCTTGTATCCTTTCTCATGCAGGAAGTTTATCACTAGCTGCCATCCCTCTTTGGTCCAGAACTTACAACCAGTTGTAGAATTGGTGGCTATTGTAACATATTTACCATATAAATTGTTACCAGGAGTGAATGCAATTCTTGGTTTAAGTTCTTGAAACTCAAGACCTAAGATGTTGGTAGCTGCCTCTTGGAGCTTTACAGTGTTACACAAAGCTGGTTCCTTGTCAGGATTGTAAAACCAACCTATGTTATACATACCAAATATACCATCAGCCTTCTGACCAGGTTCAATAAACTCAATCTCTGGGTAGACATCTTTGAACAAGAAGTTCTTAAACGTACTCACTATTACATGGCAGTTGTGCTTCTTCTTAAACTCAAGAACATATGGCATCCATGCTATACTATCTCCTAGAGACTTGCTGTCAAATGCTATGTACACACGCTTACCTGTGTAGTCTAGGGTGTATTCGTAATAGGGCTCATCATCTTTCCATATCTTAATGGTCCACTTGGTAAACCACCTCCTGTTGAGCTTAATCCAATTCTGCACACCTATTGTGTTCCTATAGTGACACACACCTTCCTCATCATGATATTCCACCCTGAACTTGCTCTTAGACCTTCCCTTGATTTCAAGAAACGGTTCTAGAATAAAGTTGTGATCAATTGTCACATGTTCGTTAGATTGTACAACATCATGTACAACTTTCTGATAGATGGCAAGATGTGTGAGAGCAAACTCAAGCTCCTGGTTCTCAGGAATGTCGTATGTTTTTGGGTTGCTCAGCTGCTCATACACCTGTTCCTTCAGCTTAGCTACATCCAGATCAGTGATATAAGGCGTAAACATATCTCCATACTGAGGAAGATTACGAGCTATGATTGGTAGTCCATGTCCTATGGCTTCTCTAATCACTAGTGGGTTGCACTCAAATGTACTGTTGAATAGGAACAAATCAGCTCCTGCCATGAAATCAGCTACATCATTACGCTCTCCCCATACATGTACATTATTAGGAAGGTCTTTCATCAGAGGCTCCCAGTAGTGCTGGAAGTTACCAGCTTGGTTACCTACAAAATGAAACTGTACATCTGGCATCTGTTTAGCCAGCTCTACAGCTTCTCCTTGATTCTTACCAGGGGTCCACAGTCCTACGTTAAGAACATGCATTCCCTCACCAAACATAAACTTAGTGGCCTCCTTCTTCTCTATAGGAAACTCCACCACGTATTTAGGAGAAGGCATGTTTTCAAATGTCTTTAGATGATGTGGTGTACAGAACATGTAGCTGTCTGGATGAAAACGCTTCTCAATGTCTGGCTTGAATATAATGTTGTGACATGTCTCAACCATCCTCCATGTCCTATCTGGAGCATATAAAGCTTCCCTAAGGGATTCTGGCCAGTTGTTCCAGCCATCTTCCACCATCTCTTCTACATGTACAACATCTATTAAGTTGTTCTTTATGATGTGTATGAGCTCGTGCTTGTCTTCTCCTAGAGTGTAGAAGTGTGGCACCAGCTGTTTTATCTGATCTTTCTGCACTACGAAGTGGTCACTGTGGTTAGAATACTCCACCACATAAACATCTACGCTTGTGTGAGCCTGCAAAGCCTGAATTCTTCTCAAGAGGAAGGCAGGCATTCCACCTGTGGATAGGTGTGGTGCTAAGAAAAGTATTCTCAGTTTGTTCTTCTGGCGCTCAATCATTCTGTACATAGTGACAGCATCCTTCTCTCCATGGTAGAACAACAGCTCACTTTCCCTGGCAGGACTAGTTACAAAATGACTAATTTGTTTCTTATAATTGTGGAATTCCACGTTTTTGATCATATCTAATGAACCATTAATGTAGATGTACGGTAGACCGTCCATTTGTTTGTTCTTCCAGAGGAGGACATTAGCTATGGTTTCTTCGTGATAGGGGGCATAGTGTTGTGGGTTCTGTAGTATCCTTGGATGGTTACACATCCACCACCAGTCATCCAAGAACTCTTTACACCACTGGCCAGCTACAAAATAGCCTGTCTGTCTGTATCTATCCCTGACACTCTGGTCTACGCTAAACAACTCACAAGCTGAATGTTCTAGGGTGGTAGTTAAATTATCCCTGCTCTCAGCCCCACCTTTACCATCTATAATCATCCAGTCATATATCCCCTCAACAAAATACGGATAGATATTATTCTTTGGGAAGTAGTTAAATATACTATCTATGTACTTGGTGGCAACGCTATCACTATCCACGTATGCCACAACATTAGCATACCTCAGCGCATCTTTTACAATAGCTGGGCGTTGTATTAAGATTTTATATATCTCACTGCTGTTTCTGTTAATGTACTTCTCTTGCTCAGGATTTCCTACGTCACACTTCCAATTGATTGTAACAGTTCCCTTGATGTCTACATCTGAGTTCATCATGTATACAATGATGGGAACACTACTCACGGTCTTAATGCTGTCTACACAGGCCTGTATGGTTTCTTTGTAGCTCTCTGTTCCATAGAGCACGTATGCCTTTTCCCATTTATCATCCTTCATGATGTAATACCCATACCACTGGTTGTCATATATCTTCTTCAGACTGGGATATCTATCTGCCATCACATCTGGTGTAAGGTCTTCCTGGTGATGGGTTTCATATTCATTCCCATACTCATCCCCATCTTGAGGCATCATATAAGGAATAGCAACAAGACATTGCTTCTCTGAGAAGAATATGTTGTCTATAAGACGCTGAGCATCTTCTGTAGACAGATGTTCAAGCACATCTCCTAGGATGATGAAGTCGTAATCCTGCAGGTTGAACTCACGCACATCTGCTATGTAGACATTATCATACTTCTTCCTGAGCCCAAATTGGTCTACATAGGGAGCCCACACTTCCACAGCGTCCATTCTGTATCCTAAATTTCTTAGCAATTCAGAGTATGTACCCTGTCCAGGACCCACATCCAGCATGCGTGTTCCAGGAGGAACATTGTCTATAAACCACTGTTTTACGTCAGATTTGAAATAGGAATAGCTGTTTGGCATAGTGTAACAAAGGTAGAAAAAAAATTTGGTAGTTTCAAAAGAATTACATAGATTTGCCCCTAGACATCTACTCTGTCACAAAGGCTCGTTCTGAGCTAACTATATACACGTTAGTCCCTATTTCGGAGGGGGTTGGCGTGTTTTTTTATTTTAACACTAATTCCCATGTAAATCCCCATGGAAAATCTATTTGAAGAACAAGTAAAAGAAGAACTAAAGAGCATGGACCAGCGTCTATATGACATGGAGGAAAAGATTGGCTCCATAGATACAAAACTTACGCAGGTGGTTGACGCTATCCTGGGCAATCCCTTGACCAAGAAAGGTGGTTTCGTAGAGAAAATTGAGGTGTTAGAAGAGAAAATTGCCACTCTTGAGAAGAAAATAGAGAAGCACGACGAGTTTAAGAAGAGAATTACATGGACTCTGGGTATCATCATAGCTTTGGGAATGCTCATAGAGTATGTTAGCAAGGTGTACTCAAACATCAAATAATCAACATATGAAGTTTATCAAAGACAATCTCCTCACAGTAGTGATCTTGGTGCTCCTAAGCATCATAATTCTACAGAAATGTGGAGCTCCTGCCCCTGTAGAAGCTCCCACTGTAGTGAGAGACACCACTTGGATTGTCAAAGACTCCTTGATAGTTAGTAAACCACAGCTCATCAAGTCTATTTCTATAGAGTCACACGACACGATAATAAACCAATACCTCCCAGATACCAACTACGCCAAACTTGTTATTCAATATCAAGAGGTAGTGAATACACTGCTGGCCAAGAACATCCATTCAGACAGTATACGCATAGACAGTAATGGCTATGTCAAAATAACAGACACAGTACAGAGAAACCTGATTACAGGTAGATCTTCACAGGTGAACATCCGTTACCCAATTGTCAAGGAGACCATTACACTTCCTGCAAAAAAAGTGACCCAGATGTATGTAGGGGGGGTTGTTCAAGCTGCTCCTGCAATTAACCAAATATCGGTGGGGGCTCTTTTAAAAACTAGGAATGATTTTCTGTTTGGAACATCCCTAGGGGTAAACACTAATGGCGCTCTACAATACGGAGTGGGTGCTTACTGGAAACTAAAACTCAAAAAATAATAGGTTATGCAAATATCTAAACATCTATCTCTGGCTGAGGTGAGCAGAAGTGAAACCGCTAAACGTAGAGGTATTAACAACACTCCCTCTGGAGAACATCTAGAAAACTTTAAGAAGCTGGCTGAAAATGTATTTGAGCCTATTCGTGAGCATTTTGGAGTGCCTATTCACATTAGTTCTGGCTACAGAAGCAAGGAGCTCAATGCTGCCATAGGTGGTTCATTGACCTCTCAACATTGTCAGGGTGAGGCGATTGACATCGATATGGATGGTACATCTATTACAAATGCTCAGATATTTAATTTTATTAAAGACAACTTAAATTTTGACCAAATGATTTGGGAATTTGGTACAAATAGCAACCCTGACTGGGTGCATGTGTCTTATGAGTCCACTGGTAAGCAGCGCAAGCAAATCTTGAAAGCTGTTAAAGCTGGTGGCAAAACATCTTACGTACCCTTTAAATAATTGAGAATGAAGAAGTTCTTATACGACCTGTTTAATGATAACAATAGCATTAATGAAAAAGCTGTTGTTGGGTTTGTTGCTTTTCTTATGTTAGTAATTTCTCTAATTGTTGACCTGGTTACAGGTTGGTTAGGTAGAGAACTCCTCATCAATGAGTTCATATTTGATGGATTTATGGTGATTACCCTAGGTGCATTCGGTATTGCATCAGTGGATAAATGGATTAACAAAACAAAAGGAACAACTAATAAAGATGAAGAACCTCAGTAAAGAAGAGCTACTAAGTAGGATGGAGGCTATTAATCGTAGCAATGCGATTATATACTTTGACCTTGAAGGGTTCATACTTGGGGTTAATTCTATCTTTTTAGAAACGATGGGGTACAAGGATGGGGAGCACGAAAAAATTATTGGTCAACACCATAGCATTTTTGTCTCTCCTGAATATGTAAAGTCAGATGAGTATAAAAGGTTTTGGGAAAAGTTAACCAAGGGAAAGTTTTTTGAAGGAGAGTTTGAGAGAGTCAAGGCAGATGGTAATCTGATTTATTTACAAGCTACCTACAATCCTATACTAAATGAGGATGGTGAGGTAACTAAGATAATGAAGATTGCTAGTGATGTTAGCGCAACTGTAATAGCAAAGAATGAGATTAATGCAGTAAGTAAAAGTAACGCCATTATTTATTTTGATTGTGATGGATACATACTAGGCGCAAACTCAATCTTCCTAAAGGCAATGGGCTTTGGTGAGAATGACGAAAGTAAAATTATTGGAAAGCACCACAGCATTTTTGTTAGCTATGAGTATTCAAAGTCAGAAGAGTACAAGGAGTTTTGGACCAAGTTAAGCAGTGGTAAGTTCTTCGAGGGTGAGTATGAAAGAAAAAAGGTAGATGGTAGCTCCATTTATTTGAAAGCAACTTACAATCCTATACTCAGTAACGATGGAACCTGCAAAAAAGTAATGAAAATTGCTAATGACATCACTGACACTATAGATAAGAAAAACAAGATTGGCGAACTCTCTAAAAGTTTGCAAGCAGAGTTGGATAACTCAAACAAGCTTAGAGTAGCGATTGAAATTGAAAAGGACGCAGCATTAAATGATTTGGATGCAACGATAAAGAAAAGTCAAAGCGAATTGATAAAGGTGATAGTTAAATGTGCCTTAGGGGTCATAATAGGCGTTGGACTTGTGACAACTTTCATGTATTCTTTCGCAATGTTTTCAAGCAAAGACACACAGATAATAGGATCAACATGGAGTAACATGTTTAGCGTATTGCTCACTAATGCATTTTCTATTGTTGGAACAATTATGGGCATTAAATATGCCACACAGGACGAGAAAAAAGATAAAAAATAAATCAAAATGGCCAAATCAAAATCATCAGGCGACTCCCGTAAGGTGAACTTTGGGAAGCGTAAAGGTGGGAAAGCTAGGAAAACTAGTGGACCCAAGGATAAGAAAGTGTCCAAGTATGTTGGACAAGGCAAGTAACGAAAACCCCTTATATGGAAGGTGACCATGCTAAGAAAACAAAGAAACAGGTTAACAGCCCTAAGAGACGCATCGTTGATGCTAGCGATGTTCTTCCTACCGTTTGGGTACGACTTCCTTTTCAAGTTGATAATGGAGGTAACTGGCTCATTCTGGAAGGCAGATCTTATCTTTTATGGAATCTCCGCATCATTCTTTGTCTCCTATATTTTGCTGTCCAGATATTTAAACAAAGTTAGTTAGAGGTGTTTTAACAAACTTGGTTATTGTAATTTGTTGAGACTCATTGTTTTCTCTAACTAACACCATATATTTGTAAATTATGCCAATACCTTCAAGACAGATAGGCTGGAGCACACAGGACAACCTGTTGTGGCAGATTGCTAAGCAAATGGAGCAGGCTGAGTGTCAGCTCTGTACGCTTAACGACAACATAGGCACTATCACTGGTACAAGCGGCACATCAGGGACTAGTGGATCATCAGGTACATCTGGAATACTTCCAGCATCAGTGAACTATGGACTCTTTGCTCAGACAGCAAACAGCACTATAATCACTAACACCACTGTAGAAAGCAGTCTTATTAATGGTGGCGTAGGTACATTAACTGTACCAGCTAACGGATTCTCTGTAGGAGATAGTTTTAGAGCTGTGTTTGGTGGTGTAATTAACGCTGACAATAATCAAACTATTAGAATTAGAGTTAGAGCAGGATCTGTTCTTCTTTTAGATAGTGGTCTACAGAATCTTGGAAGCAGTGTCATAAACGATGTGTGGAGTCTAAATATTGATTTTACAATTAGACAAACTGGAGCTGCTGGTGTAGCATCTATTGT